GACAGACAGACAGACAGACAGACAGACAGACAGACAGACAGACAGACAGACAGACAGACAGACAGATTGATGTAGCCGTAACTCTTAGGGCAAGAGATTATAAAGGTCTTGATAATTATGGAAGTAATGGAGTAATTGAATGGAAATATTAGGTAGTATATACACTGGAGTTTCAGATGATTTTCAAAGAGGCGTATATCCGATTGCAAGATGCGTAAAGGCTGAAAACCACGATTTAGGAGTAATTATGGCAGATGTAAATGTAATAGGCTCTCTTGAAGCAAAATTTGAGAGTACCAACAGAATTTATGATGTGGGGAGGTGTAGTCCGACATTGAGTACAATGCAAGGTGGCGGTCGAGAGCCGAAAATCCTTGAAAGTCAGATAGTTGCAATGCGTGGCAGAAATCCCGATAATCCGTCCGACAGAACCGCTGGTAGTCCAACAGAACAAAGGTTAGAGGTAAATACGCAAGGGACCAGTAATTGCCTTACAAGTGTGCAAAAGGACAATCTTGTGATGGAAGAAGCCATACTGCAAAGAGCGAGAGGGTTCAACGCGGGCGGCGAACATAAAATATGCCCACCTATCACTGCTAACAGTTTTCAGAATAACAATTTGCTCAAATGCAAATACCGTATCCGCAAGTTGACACCGAGAGAATGCGGTAGGCTTATGGGAGTATCAGACGAAGATATTTCCAAAATGGCAGCAGTAAACAGCAACACGCAGTTGTATAAGCAATTCGGGAACAGCATTGTCGTAGATGTTATGTGTGCTATGTTTGAGAATTTAAACATAAGTCAATAATAAAATGTGTTTGAAAATATGCAAAACGTATTTCAAACGAAAAAGGAGATTAAGTGATGGCAGACAAGAGAATGTTCTCAAAAAAGTTAATAGATTCGGATGCGTTCCTTGATATGCCAATATCGGCGCAGGGTTTATTTTTTCACTTGTGCATGAGAGCGGATGATGACGGCTTTGTGGATGCACCTAAGAGGATTGCGAGAGAATGTCAAGCCTCAAGTGAGGACTTGCAGATGTTGATTGACAAGCGGTATATTCTGACGTTCCCTAACTCTAACGTCATTGTAATTAAGCATTGGCGGCTACATAACACCATACCTAAGGACAGATATAAGCCAACGCTGTACACGGAGGAAAAATCGCAGATAGGTGTTAAGCCTAACGGAGCCTACACAGATGACCCGGCTAAGATGGTGAGTATGAGCACAACCCAAAGCTCAACACCAAGGACAAAGAACACGTTTAACAAGTTTTCACAAAGAGGATATACGGACGAACAATTCAAAGAGATGGAGCGAAAAATAATACAGAAAGGAGATAAAGATGGCGGCTAACGAAATATATTATAAACGCAAGGCGAACCATGAATGTACATATTGTGGAGCTAAACTGCCAGACAATTACAAGTTTTCAAAGTGCGAGAATTGCTTGAAAACTGATAGCGAAATGACTAAATACGCAAGGAAAATAGCACTGAAAGCAGGATTATGTACAATATGCAAGACAAGGAAAGCACGCCCGGGCAGAGTAACTTGCGAAATATGCGGACGAAAGAAATCAGACGAGGTTATGGCACGACGAAAGCGGCTTAAGGCACAAGGGTTGTGTACTATGTGCGGGAAAGTGCCGCACACAGAAAGCTCCTGCCTATGCGAGGAGTGCAAAATCAAATGGAGGGGGTATAACTATTAATGGCAACGACAATAGCTTTTTTGACCGGAACGATATTATCAGCTATGGCAACATTCCTGATAGTGGGAGCAAGCAAAAACAATACAATTATTGAAGCATACGAAGAGGGTTACAGAGATGGGTTAAATGCAGCCGGAAACGGAGTAAAATATGACGAGGTTCGCTGACAATCTTCGGGTGCTTATGGCACGGCAAAAGGTGTCACAGTTTAAGCTTGCCAGTGATTTAGGCTTGTCTCAGGCACAGGTAAGTAAGTACTTATGCCGTAAAGCATACCCTAGACCACATACGCTGAATAAGATAGCGACTTACTTTAATGTAAGTGCTGATGAACTTGAATGTGAAAGAATGTGAGGAGTGACACACAATGGCTAAGAGCGACAAGAAGATACATGAATACAGAATGTCGGGTGCGGCGTGGATATTAGATGTTGCACAGAAATACGGCATTGACGAAGCAGTTAAGGAGCTGAAGCAGAGGAACGCTGAGTTTATTCCGCTTGAAGTATCACATGAAGAATTAGAAGCATGTACACGAAGAATAAAGAACAATGTTGTTGATTCTATATGCCTGTTATCAGCAGTCACGCTCCGAGATGAGTTTGACTTTGGGCGTTCAAGATTAAACCGATTTATGGATAGGTTTAATAGCAAGGCAGAATGCCTTGCCGATGACGATGTGAGTTGGGCGGACATGAGACAGACGATGCGTGAAGAGTGCGGCTTGGATTTCAACTGGCGAAGAGGAGAGGGAGAATAGGAGGAATAACGGCTTATGAAGCTGTCGAAGCTGACTAAGCCGGAGCTTGATGCAATTATTAACAACGCCAACTTCACAGAAGAAGAGATTGAAGTTTTTAAACTTCTTGCAAGGGGCAAAACCATAACGGAGATTGCACAGCAAGTATCGGTATGCAATCGGACGGTGAACAGGCGGATTAAAAAAATTAAGTCAAAAATCAGCAGATTGGAGGGGTAATCATGGTGATTGTGACACAGAATGGCAGGGAGATTAAGACAGGCGAAATCAAATTGCCGGACAAGACCAAAGAACTGATTGCATCAATAATTGACAATCAGTAAATATGAGCGTAAAATGTGCCGTAACGCGATAAGTACGGCACATTCTTTTTAAGAGGAGGTTAAACAATGGAATGTGTTGCGTACATGAGAGTATCAACGGAGAAGCAAGCCGAAGAAGGTAACGGATTGGAAAGTCAAAAGAGAGATATTCTCGACTACTGCTCCAAGAATGAGCTGATTGTGACGGATTGGTATGTTGACGATGGCTACACCGGGGCGAATATGAACCGCCCTGAGCTTCAAAGGCTTGTTGCTGACTGCAAGCACAAGAGGGTATCTTGCGTGGTGACTTTTAAGCTCGACAGATTATCAAGGAATATGATTGACGGTCTATATATGATTGAGAAGATATTCCAACCGAACGGCGTACAGTTTAAGTGCGTACATGATAGTGTAAGCTATGATAGCCCAATGGAACAGGCATATACTCAGATGATGGCAGTTTTTGCACAGCTTGACAAAAATACAATGATGTTGCGTATGCGTGGCGGTATGCTTGAACGTGTCAAGCAAGGTTACTGGCCCGGTGGCGGCAACTTGCCTTATTGCTATTCTTACAACAAAGAACAAGGCATATTAATACCCATTCCAGAACGAGCAGAACAAGCAAACAAGGCACTTGAACTTTACATAAGAGGATATTCGGACGTAAAAATCTGTAAAATATGTGGGTATAAAGGTGAGAAAGTTGTCAGGCAGATACTCACAACACCAGTAAATGTCGGTATGATACCATACAAGGGCAAGATATATCAAGGTTTGCATGAGCCTATATTCAACAAGGAGCAGTTTGAACTTGCACAACAGTTGAGAAAATCTCGAAGCTGCAATAAAGCAAGTTGCATAACTGAACCGAACCTATTGACAGGCTTATGTTATTGTGGTGTGTGTGGATGTGCCATGCGATATCAGAAGTGGACGCATGAAAAGCACAAGATATATTGCATGTCAAGAAATAAGGCTATGTCTTATCTGCCAAACCACAACCCGGACTGCAATAATTCACTTGAATGGGCGGACGATATAGAGGAGCAAGTCGAGAAAGAAATGCTCAAAATATCGCTTGACTTATCATCGTACAAGCCTAAGGAGAAGGAAACAAAGCTTGATATTATGCAGTCGCAACTCGACAAGGAGCAGGCAAAATTAAAAAGGCTTTACGGCTTGTATGCGGATGGCAATGACACAGTGTTGAGCATGATTAAGGAGCTTGAAGCAAATATATCTGCGATTAAGGAGAACATTGCAGAAGAACAGAAGAACTTTTCGGCAAGACAGAAGAACACTATCGTATATGACGAAATAAAAAAACTTGCCGATGTTTGGGGCAACATCGACAAGAAACAAAAAAATATGATACTAAAAACTATAATTGACAAGATAATCATTGTCAACGGAAATATTGAAATACAGTTAAAAAGTTTTTAGCACTTACTGCATGCGGTGCCTACGGCGGTATGCTAGTGCTAATGCCGTATTTATCGCGTTTTTTCAAAGGGAAAATTGAACATTTGTCGCTTTTATGTCGCCAAGCTGTCGCTTTAGGCGGCTTTTTTTATGCCAAAATATAAGCAAAAGGAGGGATAACCGATGTTGTCAGATAAGGTGATTGAGAAGATTTTCGCGAAAGAGGAAATTCAAAAAGCAGACCTGATGACGGTATCTCTTATTATTCACGCAGTTGGCGAAGCTATCGAGGAGGTAGAAGAAGAAAATGCAAATGAACAGTCCTCAATACAATAATCCTTATAACATTCCGAGCTATTATCCACAGCAGTACACAGGTTATCCACAATACTTACAGCAAATGCAGGCGGCAAGGTATCAGCCTCAGGAACAGACGTCGGTACAGATACCCGGAGCATATCAGCAACAGCCAGTAGGCATCAATGGGCGAATAGTACAGTCTGTTGAGAACATCAATGCTAATGAGGTTCCTATGGACGGCTCGATGGCATTTTTCCCTAAGCAAGATATGTCGGAAATATACGTCAAGGGTTGGAACGCTGATGGAACAATTAAGACGATTGTGTATAAGCCCCAAATAGACAATAAATCTGTGCAAGCGGTAAATACTTCACTTGATACGGAAAAACTTAAAATTGACCTATCAGAACAAGCCACAGCAGGCATTATGCAACGCTTTGATGACTTATCAGCCAAGATTGAGCAGTTGGAAAACAAGGTAGCTTTAGGGACGCAGAGAAAAACTTCGCAATCGCAAAGCAAAAAGGAGAGTGACGAGGCATGATAAACCCAATGCAGTTAATTCAAATGATGCGTGGCGGCAATCCGCAGCAGTTTTTACAACAGATGATGGGGAATAACAGCGTAATGAGCAACCCTATGGCTAGAAACGCTATGCAGATGGCTCAAAAAGGAGATTCCAAGGGCATAGAGCAGATGGCTAGGAATTTGTGTCAAGAAAAAGGGTTAAATGCAGATGATGTATTTAATCAGATAAAAAGTAGATTTGGTAATTAATAGCATATTAGATGTCTTTGCAAACTACCTAGGTGACATCTTTATGAATATATTTTTAGGAGGTAACAATATGTTTTCAAACTCAAATTGTGCCAGCGTGCCATTAGTCGCGAACATTGACGGCAACAGCAATAACGGCGGATGGGCTGACGGTGGATGGCTTTGGATAATCGTTGTATTTGCCTTGCTCTTTGGATGGGGCAATGGCGGATTTGGCGGTTTTGGTGGCAACAATGGCGGTGGCTATGTTGCGACAGCGGCTACACAGGCTGATATTCAGAGAGGCTTCGACAATTCGGCAGTTATCAGCAAGTTAGATGGCATTTCTAACGGACTTTGTGATGGCTTTTATGCTATGAACAACAGTATGCTTACCGGCTTTAATGGCATTAACACAAATATCATGCAGACAGGTTATGGCATTCAGCAGGCTATTAACGCTGATACAGTCGCTAATATGCAGAATACAAACGCTTTACAGTCACAGCTCGCTAACTGTTGCTGTGAGACAAGAGAAGCCATACAGGGTGTGAACTACAATATGGCAACTAACACCTGCGCTTTGCAGAACACAATGAATAATAATACAAGAGATATTATCGACAGCCAGCAGGCAGGAACTAGAGCAATCCTTGACTTCTTGACAAATGACAAGATTGCAACCTTACAGGCAGAGAACAACGATTTACGCAGAGCTGCTTCACAGGATAGACAGAATGCACTTCTGACTACCACAATGGCAGCACAGACAAATCAGATTATTGATGCAGTAAGACCTACACCGGTACCGTCATTCCCAGCAAGCAACCTTTACGGATATGCTTACGGATGCGGATGCAATACAGGTTGTGGATGCTAAACAACTTAATAATCAAGTATCTTAATCGGATTGGGTGCTTTTGAGTTCCACTCGAAAGAAAACTCGAAAGATTATGTCTGCTAAGCAGTATTACGTTGGTACCGACATTGATGTCGGGAGCATGGGGCAGACTTGTATGGTTTGCCCTTATTTTTTAGAAAGAGAGGTAAAAACAATGGAAATAACAGGAATTGCGTTACAAACAGTTGCCGCCGGAGAAGATGTTGCATTTACAGAAACACCGGTATGCGGTAGCAAATGTATAGTTCACAGACAAGGAAGCGGAATTATCAAGTTAAGAGGTATTACAAATCAGTGCAAGGCTAGATTTTTAATATCTTATAGTGGAAACATTCAGATACCTACAGGCGGCACAGTTGAAGAGATTTCACTTGCCATAGCAGTAGACGGAGAGCCTTTACAGTCTACAAAGATGATAGTCACTCCAGCAGCAGTTCAAAATTTATTTAACGTATCGGCACAAGCCTATGTTGATGTACCTTGCGGCTGTTGCAGTACAGTAGCAGTGCAGAATACATCTACACAGGCTATTGAGGTACAGAACAGTAACTTAATTGCTGTTCGTGAAGCGTAGGGGGTGAGAAGATGCACATTGAAAGAATCCACAAAATGATTGAATGTCTTACAGAGAAAGCCTTATGCGAGCTTGATAAGGGTGTTGAGAATGTCAACACAGAGGAAATGGGTGAAGCGGTCGATATGATTAAGGACTTGTGCGAAGCAGAGTACAAGGCTGTTATCGTTAAGTCTATGAAGAAGGCTGACGAAGAGGAAGAAGAGTACAACAAGGAGCTTCTCAGAATGCTCAAAACCGAATACGGCGAAGAGGATGGCAGACGCTTCTATGATGAATACCGCTACAAGACAACCGGCAGATATGCGCCGAAGGGCAAAGGAACCTATGTCGGCAGACGTGGCTATGAGGAGCCGCCATATTGGCACAGATACCCGGGCGATATGACAGATATGGATTATGACAACATGGAGCGCATGAGAGACATGGACAGATTGAGCCGGGGTAGAATGTATTACACCGACATGTCAGACCGCATGGGAATGATTGGCCAACCGAGAGGCGGCAGTTCTACGGAACGTGATATGCGTGAGGGTAGAAGTGGCATGAGCCGTAAGCACTACATGGAGACTAAGGAACAGCACAAGACTAACACCCAGCAGGACAAGGACGCAAAAATGCAGTCACTTGATGAGTACATGAAAGAACTGTCAACAGACTTAACCGACATGATAAGCGATATGACACCTGAGGAGCGCTCACTTATGAAGAGCAAAATGTCAATCTTATTGACTAAGATGTGATAATGAGGCAGGGGCAGAAAAATGTCCCTGCCATTGTGAGGTATAATATGTTTACAATCAACGGCATTAACTGGAGCTTAATATTCGTCAATAATTCAAGTCCTGACTTGTTGCGTTCAGACGGCACTACAAGCCTTGCTGTGACCGATTGGAACCGCAAGAGTATATTTGTATCACTAGCACCTAAAGGGGCTTATCTGAGGCGTATAATCGCTCATGAGCTATGCCATGCGTTTTGCTTTAGTTATGACATATCAATGCCGATTGAGCAGGAGGAATACCTTGCCAACTGGATAAGCTTGTACGGCACTGATTTGATTTATTTGCTTGACAATATTATGTCAAGCTTATCTCGGAGGGCAGTATGACAGCAGAACAGTTATTAGAGTACATCCGGAGAACTAACCCGGAAATGACAATGGAGCGCATGATATACGAGCTTAGCCAAAGCATATATACGGCTAAATCTGTGGTTTTTACTGCACAGAATCAAGTCAAAAAATAATGCAAAAATTTTTAATCGCCCCCACCTATGGAAATGAAAAATAAAAAATCGAAGTCAAATTCTTGTGAAATTTGGCTTCGATTTGGTGTCATTTTGTCTGATATTCTCGATATTTTTTTTCAAAAATTTTCCCTAAAATTTTCGGGTCAACATTTTTGGTACGCCTCTATACCCGGAACGTAAATTTTGAAAATTGATTTCAGATTTTTGCAAAATTCGGCTCTGATTTGGTGTTGTTTTTGAGCCTAAAACAGTTCTGTATGACGGCGGGACCAGTAGAATGTCACACCCAAAGTCGCCCGGCTCTGCCTATGACAATAGAGTTAGGCACAACAAACAGACCACCAAACAGCATTACGTTACAAGCCGCCGCCCATTAAGGGCGCAGTTGTCCGCTTGATGATAAAATAGCACTTCGATTTCAATTTGTCAAGGAACGACAAAAAGAGAACTTCTGAAAGTTCTCTTTTTAACTGTTTATTCCTCCTCGATGGTATCAAGCACCATCTGGATGGCATACTCACGGGAGCACATCTCGGCACCATCCCATCTGTTCGCCTCAACCATCTTGTTGGCTTCGGTCACTGCATCGGCACGGGTGTAGCCGCAGCTCATGAGCCAGTCAATTATCTTGTCCATGGTAAAACCTCCTTGTTAAATTTTCAAGCCCCAAAGCGAAGCTGATACCGCCGCCCGGTAATGAGCCGGGGACATTCTCTGCGGCGGTCAAGAATTACAAGCCAAAATTGCTTAATATATTAAGCTTTCGGCTGTCATCAGCGCCAAGCTCCAGTTTATTGTCAGACACTTCTATTCGTTCGGCAAAAATCCAGTTGTTGCCTGCAACTACAGAAACCCGGTGCCCTGTCTGCCATGCGTAACCTATTACTGCATAGGCTACAGCTTCAGCATCGCATTCAGGACAACCGCCTACATAAACAGCAATTTCCTTGTTTAAATTCAGGCGAATTTCACCAAGCAGTTCCGTAGATGAAATTACTTGACACGCTCCTAAGTTCATGATATTCAGTTTTGACATATTAATCATTTTTAATACCTCCATATATTTAATTATCTAGCCGTTTTTGGCTGAAAAGCAAGCCGGGGAATCGAACCCCGGAAAAGCCTACCTTGCTAATTATGCTAAGAGTTGCAAAAGCTCCGCACGTTTAGTCTGTATCAATTCCTTTGCTTTCATAAAGTCAACCGCACCGCCTGTCGCATTGCAAGAACTCTTTCAAATGCTCTTTTTACAGCCGGGAGAACACGAGCGCCGCTTTTAATCGCCTTAGCAAGTACCGCCATTTCATCGTCTGTTTTATCGTAAATGTGAGAAATTATGTTATTAAATTCATCCTCTGAAATATTAAGCTCTTTCAAATCCTGTTCATATGTTCTCATATGTTTTCCCTTTCTAGTCTGCCATCATCAGAGCCGGGAGACTATCCCACGGCTGACGCTCCAAAGTGGAGCGTTTCGGCTAATCTGCCCATTCAGTGCGTTTTAATTCGCCGGTTCTCGTGCTGTGGTACCAGCTCTTGCCGCCTACGCTGAATGTCAATTCAAACCATGTACATCCGTCCTCATGTTCATGGTCGTAACTGCCTTCAAGTACTGCGATTGAGTTTGCCGACGGAGCAAACCCAAACTGATTTTTAAAAACTGCTCTTATCGTCTTCTTAACATCTTCAAGCTGTAAATCTGTCATAATTGACTACCTCCTTGTTTTTGGGTACAACAAACACATGTTCTGTATCTGTTCTATTTCCCTTTCGTTGATATTATAATATCACTTTTATAAGTTATAGTCAATAGGTTTTATCACTTTTTTTAGAAATATTTTTATTGACTTTTTTTTAAAACTGCCATATATTAAAAACACAACAAGGAGGTGATGGGATGCTTAAATATAAATTCAACGTGGGTGATGCCTTGGAACGTGCCGGCTTCAACACGTACAAAGCCAAAACAACCGGGCTGATAAGCCAAGACGCATTAAGGAAGATTAAGAATGAAGATACAGGAATTAACTTAACGACGCTTAATAATCTATGCCTGATACTGGACTTGCAGCCGAAAGACATATTTATATATGAAGAGACAGCGGAGGAGCGCGAGAAGAAATTAAAAGTTTTTTCAAAAAATTAAAAATATCACTTGCAAAAGTGATAGAGATATGCTATTATAATGATGTCGGAAGGGAGAACATAAATTATGAGTGAATATTTTGTAACAGTATTTCCAAAGGAAGAAGGAGAAATGCCACAGGATTTTCCAAGTTATGCAGAAGCTAAAGAATTTGCAGATGAGGAATATGGTGAAGGCAATTATACAATTGAATCACCATGCTATTAAAAAAATTTAGGAGGAATGAATTATGAACATAACGGAGTTAGCGAAATACATTATCGCGGTTGAGGTGCTGGAGAAGGAGCAGGCTCCACTTAAACAGCAAGTAGGGGACTTGATACACAAGAAGTTCACAGTCGGATTGACGAGAGACGAGCAGGAACTTCTCACAATGTCCGACAAGGCAAATCAGCAGTATCAACTGATACTTGCTGACCTGAGACATGTGGCAGGGCTAGACAATATATGCCTGTCGCGTGAAGAGCTTGAAGAAGACCACCGAGCCGTAGAAGAAGCTCATGCCTCAGTAAGTGAGTGGCTAGCAGGATATGGCGAATGATAAAAACAAGCCCCGGCGAGGTAATCGTTCCGGGGCTATTTTCATGCCGTAAAGTGCCTATTAAATTAAATAATAATGGCTCCTGCCAAGTCACGACCGATTTAACAACGATACCAAGCGACATTAACGGTCAACGCTTCACGGCTCCATTCAGCATACACCATCGGCGGCACATTGTCAACGTATCACAAATCATATTGATGTTTTTTAAGCATTGACAAATAGTTAATTCGATATTATTATAATAATAATTAAATAATCTCACACATTTATATTTTTAGACCAATAACAATCGGTTATATGGTCTTTTTGTCGTTCTGTTAATATCTTAACAATGTATCTTATTTAATCCCATGTCTTTAAGTTATTTATGTATCGTATATTATTATAAAATTTACTGTCATAGATTAAGAGCCTGAGCCCTTATATTATATTTATTAATATATAGGGCTGCCGGGCACATGGACACAATCTACATCATTACATTAACGTAGTAAAATCCGTATACAAACTGTCAACAAAGTGTAGCCTAGAGAAGATTAGATAAGATTAGACAAGGTAAGATTAATGAGAATGTGTAAATAAATAATCAGTTTTTTAAAAAACGTATATAATTATATACTGTATATGCGATTAGTACCAAAGTACTATCCATAAATACCCCAAAGTTATATTTTATATACTTTATGTATATAGTCATGTCACCAATCATGTGATATGATAATCTCATGTGTGAGAGATAAAGAGATTATGATTTGGAGGTGATTATATTATGCGTGACGATAATAACGGTTATGATGTTCAGACAATCAGGACTGTTGATGACATGAGAATTGTAGCTAGTGATATAGTCACTAACTACTGTGATAGACATAACATTGATGAAAATGATATATTTCCGTCTATATGGGCTGACATAATTACCGAATTAAACATATTACTATTTACCCCATGCAATAAAGTACTTAAAAAAGTAGACGGTATTCATAATGAGTACGATATAGACAAGGTTGAATATGTTTATAATTATATATATAAGCGTCTCTGCAATAGTCATTGTCAAGAGGTGACTATTAAGGGCTTTCTTGATATGTCGGGTATTAATAGACAGACGCTGTATGACTGGTCGAACGGTGCACTTAGCTCTCAGCGTTCCGATTTAGCTAAAAAAATAGCCGAAGATAACGAGGAGAGTCTATTTAACTTGATGAAGGATAGACGGCTCAATCCTATGAAGGTGTTGCCTAAGTTAAACAGATACCACGGCTGGAATATGCCGGGAGCTAGAGCGGAGAGAACGGAGAGAGAAGCCCTTGGAGCTGATGCCTTAATACAGCTTGGTCAGCAGCCAAAACCGCTTGAGTTGTCCGATAATGGCTCCGTGATTGACAGTAATAATTGATGTTTTATCACATTGAGTTTTCACACAATTTTATACAATTCATAAATGCCCTATTTATAAGGGTTTGCGGATATGTGGCTTAACGTAAACTATTCGCAAAAGTTAGGTTTAACGAATAGTTGAGCAGAACAAAATAGAATGATAACGCTATTGTATGAATTGTTTGAGAATTGTGTATAAACAGACTGATGGCACGGGACCAGCCCGGGTAGGGGTTATATGATTGCCGGATACGCCCCCTCTAAGTCCCGAAAACTCCGACAAAAATAAAAAGCCATGGCATAGATAGGGTAGCTCCCAACAAGCTGTAAGCCTTAACAGCTTCTATGCCATTCACAATAAGGCAAATATCGAAAAGGCAGGTATAAGCAATGAATGAGTTAAAGATTTTTGAAAACCCTGAATTTGGGGCAATTAGAACGGTTGTGATTGATAATGAGCCGTGGTTCGTAGGAAATGATGTAGCAAAAGCATTAGAGTATAAAGACTTGTATTCAGCAACAAGACATAATGTTGACGAAGAAGATAAAAGGCTCTGCTCTGTAAGCACACCCTCTGGTGTTCAGCAGATGGTTGTTGTAAATGAAAGTGGACTATATTCTCTGATTTTTAGCAGCAAATTAGAAAAAGCAAAGGACTTTAAGAAATGGGTTACATCTGAGGTTCTTACATCCATCCGCAAGAACGGCGGTTACATAGCTAATCAGGAAAAACTTACACCCGAGCAGATAGTAGCTAATGCTTTGATAGTTGCGAATAAGATTATTGCAGAAAAAGAAGCAAAGATTATCGAGATGAAGCCTAAAGCAGAATATTTTGACAACCTTGTGGATAGCAAGCTTTTAACAACTTTCAGAGACACGGCAAAAGAGTTACACATTCCGCCACAGCAGTTCACACAATGGCTTGTGGAAAATGGCTATTTGTACCGAGATAAGCACAATTCATTGAAGCCTTATGAGAAGTATCGTAAAGACGGATTGTTCCAGTTGAAAGATTTTTCAACACCTTTTGGTTATTCAAATGTTCAGACTTATGTAACCGTAAAAGGCAAGGAGACTTTCAGACTTTTAATCGGAGGAGTAGCAAGATGAGAGGTAACGAATATCAGCAGTTGGCGATGAGAACCAACGATGGACTTAATAGATTGCGTTTAGAGGACGCAATCGCAAATCAGGGTGACATATCGGTATCACAGTTGCTTAACGGAGCATTAGGGCTTACTGGTGAGGCTGGGGAAGTCTCAGACCTTATCAAGAAGGGCATATTCCACGAAAACGGCATAGACCTTGAACACTTGAAGAAAGAGTGCGGCGATGTGATGTGGTACTTAGCGATGATAGCTGATGCGTGCAACTTCACGCTTGATGAAGTCATGCAGATGAATGTTGACAAGCTCAGGGCAAGATATCCACAAGGCTTTGACGCTTACAGGGCTAATCACAGGCAGGAGGGCGATATATGATAACGGATTTGGTAGTATTTGGAATTTTATGTATGCTTGAAGCTCCTACATGGTGCTTCGTGGCAATCGGTATATCGGTTTTAATCAGGGTAATCAGTTTCGGCATGAACTTAGGTGCTAGACAGTCAAAAAAGCCTTAGATGAGGCAATAAAGAGGTCGTTGAATGAAATATCAAGGCAGAGAGATAAATGATGAGTGCTCGCGTTGCGGTAACATATTTGAGTGTGTTCTATTTCTCAAAGGTCACGGCATAGGCACAGAGCGTGAGCATGTGGCAGATATGCTTAGATGTCAATTTAAACACAAGGAAAGGCATGATAAAGGCAATGGGGATAATTAGATTTCTCGGTCTGACAGCTTTAGGGATATTTATAATCGGCATAATAATAGTGCTCATAATGATTTTTGCCATAGCCATAAGGGCACTTATGTAGATGTTTAAAGACATGTAATTTTTCGGGCTATCGTCAAGCGGTAAGGCACAGCACTTTGACTGCTGTATTCGTCGGTTCGAATCCGACTAGCCCAGTTTGGTCATGCAAATGACCATCGGACTTTTAAGTCATGTTGTTTCATAAACTCCACCTATTAGCGGAATGCTGTTAAGAGCCGTCACAAGGCTCGATAGGTTTTCGGGTTTTGTTGCTGTAGTTACCCGGCGCTCCATAACACGCTAAAAGAATAGCAACAGTGCGGACAACATAAGCCGGGAAGCTTGCGACGCTGCTGATTCTCGCTGTCGCCCAGTCTGCACTTACGGAATATAGTTCAGTTTGGCAGAACGCTCCGCTTGGGACGGAGAGGTCGTAGGTTCAAATCCTGCTATTCCGACTGCCTCGAATGAGGTGCAAAGCAATACCCCTTTTTGATTCAATTTTCGTGTAGCCTTGCCGCCGCTCGGCAAGTAAAACAAAGAGCGGACATGGCGCATTAGTCAAGTGGTTAAGACACCGCCCCTTCAAGGCGGAGACGTGAGTTCGATTCTCCCATGCGTCATTTAGGCATAATTGTCTATTGGCATGTAGCTCAGTTGGTAGAGCAATCGGCTGTTAACCGATGTGTCGTGGGTTCAATCCCCACCTTGCCAGTTGGTGTGCGGTAAATAGCGTAACGCAAACAAAGAAGTTGATTGGTAGCATGTTTGCCAAGTAATAGGCGGGAGACGTCCGTAATTAGCAACAAACAGCTTTCAGAAACCAGTCCATGTGCAGCTTGATTTTGCCACACACCAATTTGCCAACATGGTGTAATGGTATCACAGCGGCTTGCTAAGCCGTCCAACAGAAATGTTGTACAGGTTCAAATCCTGTTGTTGGCGTTTTCACATACAAGCGAAATGGAAATATAGTTGTTGGCTATCTGTATTTTCCTAAAACCAACCAGTATGTGAGTTGATGTGTGGCGGAAGAGGAGACCTTATATGGCAAAGAAGATAGAACACATATTTAAAAATGGTGCAGAAATGAAAATCTGCACAAAGTGTAATAGCCTCTTGCCACTATCAGATTTTAGGAAAGATAGAACGAAATCGGATGGTTATTATAGTAGTTGCAAAATTTGCACTTCTAAGAGAGACCATAATGCGTACATTAAAAATCCTAAAAAGAAGTATGAAAAAGTACTTGAATATCAAATAAAAACTGGCTTAATAAGAAAGTATAAGCCTTATAATCCGAAATATTATTCTAGTGATGAATCAAAGAGAAAAAAGAGAGCAAGAGATTTAAACAGGAGACTTCTAAAAAGAAATGCAGATGCTAAAAGCAAAATAACATCTGATGTTATTACTAGAATAATTAAAAAATATGACGGTAAATGTGCTTATTGTGGGAAAAATTGTATTGAAAAATATCATATAGACCACAAAATACCACTTTCTAAGGGTGGAGGAAATGAATTTGAAAATTTAGCATTGTCTTGTCCTAAATGCAACTTAAGTAAAAATGATAAGACCGATGTTGAACATATAGGACGTAAAGTCTGAATTTCATGTGTGGTGCAAATCCACACCGCATCAATCTTTCAGTATTGACACTGAATTACGGAGGACTGCAATGGACTATTTTGGCATGTATAGAGATATATGGACATTTCACAAGAAGTACATCGACAAGATAAGCTTTGCTGATGATAAACTCTGGAACAGCATAATCCAAGAAGCAAGTGAACTCGGTAAAAAGTACGGCAACTGTGAGTTCATAGGTGAGCTGATAAGGAATGAGGTGAATGAGTTTGAGCGAATTGCAAGAAGTTGTTAACCATATCAGAGATAACTATGATTTAGACATTTTTACGAGGATTTGAGGTGTGCGTATGTGCGAATTTTGCAAAGACATAGGAATTGGATTGCCGGACTGGGATTTTTTACCAAAAGAGGACGAAGATATAGTGCCGTCTGGTGATGCAATAGAAATCAGAAAAATTATGAATAAGAATGCCCTTGTTTTTACGAATAGTGCTAACGAGTACGGACCGGGTGCGCTAGACATACAATTTTGTCCTATGTGTGGTAGAAAGTTGGTGGAAGAATGAAACACCAGAAAGAATGGCACACTTGCGATAGGTGCGGTGCAGAAATAGTTCACAGGAAAAGAAACGAAATGAAACGGAGTTAGTCGCTACCCTAAAACAAGACGAAGAAAATAGTCTTTAAATAATTTCCGAAACACTAAGAGGTGCGTACAATATTGGTGTGCTAAGGATAGCTTTTACTACTGACTACGCATATTACCGGCTACAGATTGATTGTAGTCGCTAACCTAAAACAATTATAGGCAGAGGTCTATAAGCACCTTTGCGAGAAAGCGAGGTGCTTTTTCTTTTGGCAAGTCTTGAATTGATTAAGCAATTCCAGAATAACAACAACTACATAGAGCGAAAAGGAATACATAACATTGTCAGAGACAAAGAAACTGACATTGTTATTCAAGCCTATGTAGAATCCATCAAATGGGGTATGTCTAAAGATAAAGACGTACCTTTTTCACTGGAAATTTCCCAAAAAACTAAAAATTTAATAGATGCTTTGGTCTGCGAATCGACCAACGGATGGCATATACCCGACTTGGAGATATATTGCGGTGAAAATAGCACAAACTTCAAGACACTTGATAGCTATTATGAGGTTCTAAGGTGCGAATCGCCGTACTTGGTTGACAGCTTTTTTAGCTATATCGAGATTGACGAGAAAGACCCATTCAAGCGGTTTTACTTCCCAAGGCGCAAGGTATTACAGCCTGTTGTTGGGGCATATCAAGAGGTTTATGACGGCAAATTAGATTTCCTGTCGGTATCGCAGCCTAAGCGTACTGGGAAAACGACCGGTGGACTGAGACTTGCAATGATGATGGGCGGAAGGGAACCTGATGGAAGTATATTCGGCGTTGGTAAGGGTGAAGGACTTGTTAAGCGTTTCTACGGTGGACTATTACAAGGCTTTGAGACGGAAAGCATATACAACAGGTTCTTAACTGTATTCCCGGAGGCGGTCAAGATAGGCGAAAAAGATTACAAAAGTGCCGAGAACCTGTCTATTGACTTAAAAAGTAAAAATATATTTCCTACTTTTACTTGCAGACCTATTGACGGAGCTATTGTCGGTTGCACAGAAGCAAATGTACTTGTTTATATTGATGACTGCGTTAAGAATCATGAAGAAGCAAGAAACAGGGATAGATTAGAGTTCCTGTGCGAAAAGGTCACAGACGACGTATTAGGACGTAGATTAGAGGGAACACCAATCATTATCCAAGGAACCAAATACAGCTTATATGACCCTATTACAGCGTTACAGAATAAGGCAGACGAATTAGGGTGGCGGTGGCGTGAAGTTGCAGTTCCGGCACTAGACCCGATAACCGATGAAAGCAACTGGGAAATATACCGCAAGGATAAAAAAGGCTTGCGAAAAATATTCACAACTGACTATTACCGCAAGGAGCGAAAGCTTGTATCAGAGGAAACTTGGGCGGCTGAGTTCCAACAGGAGCCGTATGAAGCAAAGGGACGTATGTTTGCTGAGAATGAGCTTAACTATTTTGATGAACTTCCTGTTGATAGAGAGCCGGACGCTATTATGGCGGCTTGCGATAGTGCGGATAAAGGAGAGGATAGTTGTGCTATGCCTATTGGCTATGTGTATGGCAACGAGGTTTACATCGTAGATGTGGTATTCGATAATGCCGGAACACAGTTCACTAAACCAGAATGTGCTAACATGCTGATTAGGCACAATGTTAAAACCGTTACATTCGAGAGCAACAGTGCCGGAGAGTACTTCGGACGTGATGTAATGGAGATTGTAAAGTCGCAAGGTGGTAGATGCAGTGCAAGGTTCAAGTTTAACTGCTCAAATAAGATAACACGAATGGAGAATGCAAGGGACAATGTTATTCGTGATTACTATTTTAGGGATTTCAGAAAAATGGACAGGCAATGCCAGTACTACAAGTTTATGAAGGAACTTACAACAATGACAAGAAGCGGAAAAGTAAAGCATGATGACGCACCCGACAGTATAGCATTGTTCGAGAATGAAATGCGGTGCGGCGTGGTGAGACCAGCTTCTATTATATCAAGCCCTATTTAGGAGGTGACACAATGACGACAAAAAGTATCTTATCGCAATACATTGACATTAAAGATGAAATCAGGGAAGTAAGAGCCAAAATTGACCGATTAGAAGCAGATATTCAGAGGATAGAGGACGGAGAGAAAGTTGTTGACAGTGTCGCTGGTGGATTTGGTGGAACGCAACATTTCCGAATCGAGGGCATTCCGTATCCTGAATATAGTCGCAAAAAGACTTTGCTTTATTCAAGGAAAACCACTTTACAACTGCTTGAAGATGATTTGCTTACAAAGACAAACGAAGTCGAACAGTTTATTGCAAGCATACCTGATAGCCGCATGAGAAGGATAATAAATCTCAGGTACCTCGAAAATATGTCATGGAATAAGGTTGCGGACCATATCGGCGGTGGCAATACAGAGGACAGCGTGAGGAAAGCATGCGAGAGGTTTCTGAAAAGCAACTAAAGTTGTCCGATATGTCCGCTTGACGATATGTTATAGTTATACTTGAAAAAAGTTCGTTCAAGAGCTTAATATTCACTCCTCTTAGGGAAAGCATCGTCTTAATGGCGGTGCTTTTTTGCGTGAAAGGAAATTATGGGAAACGATAAAAAGAAAATATACTGTCCACAATGCCACCGCCGGGTTGCGGAGTGGGACGGAAAATATTCAGGGAATATAATAGTCGGTTGCCGTAAGTGCCACAAAAAGGTTGTGTATTACACAAATACAGGCATTACGGACATAAAGCCATGGGCTCCAAGGAAAACAGCAAGCGGCATGACATATCTTTAGGAGAAAGCAATATGCAGACAGGACGCAATATTTTATTTACGGAAGAGCCGGAAATTACATACGAGAATGTTTTAGATGTGTTGCGCAATGTCTACACAGCACACGCCCAAAACGCAAACAGAATACAGTTCTTGCTCAATTATGACGGTGGAGAACAACCAATTATACGAAAGCATAAAAAAACTTACAGACCCGACATTGATTGCGAGTGCTCTGATAATGTGGCTCATCAAGTCTCTAATTTCTGGACTTCTTATGCGTGGGGCAACCCGATAAGTTTAGTTCAGAACGGTGACGATATTAACGAAGTTGTAGCTAAAGGCATATCGGAGCTTAATAAGCAATACGAGCTTGCCAAAATCAAGGCTAAGACACAAGAGATTGGAAGATATGTTGAGATAGGTGCTGTATGCAATGTGCTTATTGATGTAAACATGGATTGGGAACCGGGAAAAAGCTTTTTTGAGCTTGATGTGTTAGACCCGCGAACATCATTTGTTGTCAAGTCAAGTTACTACCCGGATAAGCGTACAATGATGGGGGTTACTTACAGGCACAGCGTTAAGACAGGCAATACATATTTTACTTGTATTACAAAAAAATACCGATTTGAGGTTGTCAATCTCCAAGAGATTGCAAACGGAGATTACACCAAGAAAGAAGCATGGAGGCATCGTCAGAGAAGTGGTGAGATAAATCCACTAAGAGTTATTCCGATAGTTGAATATTTTCGCTCTTATGACCGCATGGGTGTGTGGGAACATCAGTTATCGGAAATGGATAATCTCAATTTGCTTATATCTGATTTTACAAACGATGTCGAGCAGAATACACAAGCTGTATGGCATACAAACGATGTTGAGTTTCCTACAGAGCGTAAGGTAACAGACAACGAGGACGGCACACAGACTGTTGAAGAGACTGTTAGAAAGCCAAAGTCCGGCGAATGGTTACAGACCTATACAACACCGAGCGGCAAAACTCCACAGGTTGAACCACTCGTTATCAATTATGATTATGCCGGAATGCTTAATAATATTCAGTATCGAAGAGATAAGATACTGGAAAAGTGTAATGTTCCGCTAACAAACAGCAACGCATCTAACATAACTGGCGTTGCGGCAAATAACGCATCGGGTTGGGACCATGCTGAGGCGGCGGCATCTAAGCAGCAAATGATAACCGAGAGCTGCAAAATAGACGAATTAGAGGTTGTCCTTGCAGCTATTAAGCATAGCCCTTATGTTCCGCAAGACAGCCCATTAAGGCAAATAAGCCTGAGCGATGTTGAGATAAACATAAAGAGGCAGAAGTTATATGAACTTTCGACTAAAGTCAATAGCATAGCCACACTTGTCAAGACAGGCTTTAATGGCGGTAAAGTAATCAATGCGATTCCTGTATTTGACGACCCTAACGAAGTTTGGGAGGCAAGCAAAGATACAGTTGAAAAAATACAAAAGAGTAACATCAAGGATGATGCAGTCAACAGTGACCGCACAATGCAAGACTTGTCAGACCAAGTCGGCAACAGCCCTTTGATTGATAAGAATAGGGCAAACAAATAAATATTTTTAGTTAATAAGAGCTATCAAGTTTATCTTGGTAGCTTTTTTATATGCACAGAGAAGTGGGTAAAACACAGAGAGACAGAGAAGTCAAGAAAACACAGAAAAGTGAGGTAACAAAAATATGGCAGATGAAACCAAATCAACAGGAACCGAAAACCCAACAGGCACACAGCCGACCGAAGGTAAGCAAGATACACCGACAGTTGAAGAGCTTATGGCACAGCTTGCCACAGAAAAGGCGGACAGAGCCAAGGAAAAGCAGGCACTTGATAAGGCTTTAAAGGAAAAAGGAGAGCTTACCAAGGCTTTAAGAGCAAAGCAAACCACCGAAGAGCAGGAAGCAGAAGCCAAGGCAGAAGCTGAACGCTTGCAGAATGAGAAGTATGAGGAAGCCATTAAGGAACTGAATCATATTAAGGCGGTTAATGCTTATAAGAGCGTGTCGGAAAAGTCCATAGAGAAGCTGATTGATGCAGTTTCGGATGCAGACCATAACGCCATAGCAGCAATCATAGAAGCTGAAAAGAAAGCAGCAGTCGCAGAAGCACAGACGGAATGGATGAAGTCAAGACCTAGAATGAACATCGGAGGCGAATACTCCGGCATGACCAAGGAACAGATTATGGCAATTCCTGACAGAGCAGAGCGAAGAAGAGCCATTGCTATGAATATGGAATTATTTAATTAGGAGGTAAAAATATGCCAGCAGAAGCAAATTTAATCAAGAAGACCGACCTTGTAAGAGCGAGAGAGGTCGAGTTTGTAAACATTTTTAGTGAGAACATCAAGAAATTAGTTGAGGCACTCGGAGTAACAAGGAAGATTCCGAAGCAGGCAGGCTATACATTGAAGTCTTATAAGGCTACAGGAACACTTGTAGATGGAAAGGTTGCAGAGGGTGAAACTATTCCACTTTCCAAGTATCAGACAGTAGCGGTTCCTTACGAGGAAATCACTCTTAAGAAGTGGAGAAAGGCAACATCAGCAGAGGCGATTATTAGCGGCGGCTATGACCAGGCAGTGCAGATGACAACTGACAGAATGTTGCTTGATGTTCAGAAGGGCATTAGAAGCGATTTTTTCACATTCCTTGGAACAGGTACAGGAACGGCAACAGGAGAAGGCTTTCAGGCGGCACTTGCTCAGGCATGGGGACAGTTACAGGTTAAGTTCGAGGATGATTCCATCGAGGCTGTATACTTTATGAACCCACTTGATGTTGCAGATTATCTCGCAAAGGCTCCTATTACATTGCAGACAGCTTTCGGCATGACATACGTTGAGAATTTCCTCAACCTTGGAACTGTTATTTTTGACAGCAAGGTGCCGCAGAAGACTATCTATGCAACGGCAAAGGACAATATCGTGCTTTATTATATTCCTGTCAATGGTGCTGACCTTGGAGAGGCATTTGACTTCACATCGGACCAGACAGGTCTTATCGGTATTCATGAGACACCTGATTACACAAACATGACAGCATCGGACACAGTAGTTTCCGGCATTGTGCTTTTTGCTGAAAGACTTGACGGAATTATCAAGTCAACTATTACGGCAGAAGCAGCTTAGGAGAGACAAAATGGGCTATAAGGTAGTTTACAGGTTCAAAGATTTACAAGACCTTAATCATGTATACGAGGTGGGGGACGAATACCCTCGCCTCGGTGCAAACCCTAGTCAGGCAAGGATTGAGGAACTTGCAAGCAATAAAAATAAAATCGGCAGACCGCTTATCAAGGCAAGGAGCAATTCTGCAACGCCTGTGGAATTGCCTAAGAGTGCTCATAAAGACTTGACAAAGACTGCTATTAACCGCATGTCTACAGCAGACTTACAGGAACTTGCCAAGACACAGGGTATCGGTGGGGCAGAACTGTTAAGCGGTGCGGAGCTTAAAAAGCTGTTAATCGAGAAGTTCGGATTGTAGGAGGGCTTATGCTATACACAACATTAGAGCAGGTCAAGATAAGGCTTAAACAATATCACATGGAGACAACCGAAAATGCTAGTGTTGTGGTATGGGATGAATTAGAGGACAATCCGCACATCGAACAGCTTATTGAGCAGGCAAGGCAAGAGATTGTCAACATAAGGAATTATCCGAGCAGTTATACACAAGAGCAAATTGATGATGACTTAGCCAAGTATGAGAGCGTTATCGTCAACCTCACGGTGTATGACCACTCGCAAGCTGGTGAGAGCTTTATGGCAAGTTACTCCGAGAACGGCATTAGCCGTAATTGGGTTGACCGCAATAATTTACTCGCCGGGGTAATTCCATTCGTTAAGGTATTATAAGAAGATTGAGCGTTACCAATATGGTAGCAGGCGGCACACTTTAAGGGTGGTGGGCGGTGTGCCAATTTTACGATTACAGGAGAAACAGCATAATGGATTTTTTATTGCAGACATATACAATCGCATTACCTGTAATACTCGGATATATAGTATGGCTTTTGCAACAGCAAAAGAAAGGTAAGGACGCAAACAGCAAAGGAACAATGTTACTCTTGCGTGTGCAACTCATTGAATATCACGACAAATATATGAAGTTGGGTGAAATACCTTCTTATGCGTATGACAATTTCGTTGAGATGTACAACGCATACCACGCATTAGGTGGTAACGGCATGGTTACGAAGATGTATAACGAGATACAGGCATTACATTTAGGCAAAGCAGGAGGTAAGGATTGATGGATATTACACAGGTATCAACAGTAGTTGCAATCGTTGTTATCACTTACTTAATCGGGTTAGCTGTTAAGGCAATCCCACAGATTAAGGACAACTACATTCCCATAATCGTAGGTATTGCAGGCGGTATCTTAGGTATTATCGGTATGTATGTGATTCCTGATTTCCCGGCAAATGACATTCTCAATGCTATTGCGGTCGGCATAGTGTCGGGGCTGTCAAGCACAGGCGTAAATCAGATTTACAAGCAGCAGGTAAAGAAAGATGCTTGACATCAATAAGCAGAACATGAAGTATTCTCGGCAAGGACAGCGTACAGTTGTTTATGAGACTGACAGTGAGGGCAACATAATCTATGAGGGCTACACTGACAGCGAAGGTAACTTTATTCCGTATCTTGATGACGATGGTAATAAGATACCGCGCATCAAGGAGGAATACATAGGCTATTCACTGCCGGTTGCTTTCAAAGCAAATATCGCCTTTAGTGGCGGCGAAGCAGAGGCGGAAGAGTATGGCTTTAACGTGGCAGACTTTGATGCAGTTATGCTGACGGAACGCAACGAGCTACCATTGAGCAAAGGTGATGTTATATGGCTTGATAGTGAAATTGGCTACAAGGACGAGGACAAGGTTCATGTTGACGAGATTACAGCGGATTTCATTGTTGTCGGAGTAAAACCGTCCTTGACTTCCACAAAATATATGCTGAAAGCTCAGGTGAAGTGATGGCAAAGCACAAGATTGTTGTTAATGTATTTTCACAGAAATCCATTGAGAACGCAATAAAAGGCTTGCAGAGCTATCAAGATTATCTGACATATAAATGTCAACTACTTGCGGAAAAACTGGCAGAAAGAGGCGTTGAGATTGCGAGAGTACAGGTTGCGGAGCTTGACGCAATATTCACAACTGAATTGCTTTCAAGTATTCATTCTGAATATAAAGGAAGCGTAAAAGGTGGCGGCGTATGGGCGGTTGTAGCAGACAGCTCACACGCTGTTTTTGTTGAATTTGGAACTGGCGTTATCGGCAAGGCACAGCCATATAAAGGCACATTGCCTGAGGGCGTTACTTGGGAGTATGCAAGTGGTAAGACAATCAGACAGCTTGCCGATGGGCGTTATGGTTGGTTTTATAAGGGTAAGGATGGCAACTGGTACTTTACAGAAGGTATGCCGTCAAGACCGTTCATGTACAACACAGCGAATGAGCTTAGGTCAATCGTTATCAGCACAGCAAAGGAGGTATTCAAGGACTAATGGCGAGTGAAAACGCATGGGCGTATGACATTGAAAGCACAATATATTCGATTGTCAAGGCTAAGACATATTCAGCAATCAAGAAGAAATACCCCAACTTGCTGTTTACCGACAAGGGGCAGAGTGACAGTTCACCGACATTCCCAACAGTGTACATCCACATGTTGGCACCGACAGAGCAAGGGCGAACGATTGACGGACAATCCATTAACGGCTTACTTGTCACATTTCAAGTTGATGTCACAACTAACACAAGCAGTTCGGATGTGCGTTGGGTGATGAGTGAGATTGCTGAGGTATTCAAGACTATGCGGTTCGAGGCTAAACCGATGCCAGAAACTTCATACGCAGACAAAATTTACAGAAGCACCGCGCGTTTCGGGCGCGTTATCGGTGCAAATGACAGATTGTTATAACTAAGAGCTTTTTAAGGCTCTTTTTTTATTTTCATTTTTATAGGAGGACAAAAAAATGGCAGTAGCAGGTATATCTACATTAGGTGTTACGTTTGGTTACGGCGCAGAAACAACAGCCGGAACTAAGCCGACAACATTCACACAGCTTACCAGAATTAATACTATTGGGGGAATTACTATTGACCCACAGACCATCGACGCATCAGCACTTGAAGATATGGTAACAAGAAGTATTAAGGGTAGAGCAGATACAGGCGGTACATGGACTGTTACAATCAATCTTACAGACGAGACAGAAGCAGAATGGGAAGCTCTTATGACAACGTATAAAGCTCTTACCGGCGGCAAGAGAATGTGGTTCGAGACGATTTTTAAGGGCTTGACCAAGAGCTTTTTTGTTGTGGCTCAACCGCCAGATGAGATTCCACATCCATCAACAGACCAGAATGGTCTTGCAACAGTTGAAATCAACCTTACAATCGAGGAATACAAAGGACTTGACACAAAGGTGGAGCTTACACCGGGGGAATAGTAAGTCATTCAGCTAATATGGCTGTACTGAATGACGATACAGCCGATGATTACTTGTCGATGTATGGCAAGTAAGTGATTATTTGACAGAGAAGGGCGGTCTACGGACTGCCCCTTTTCCTATGGCAAGCATAGGAGGAAAAGGAGAGCATAATGATAACATTTGATATTGATAACAAGGAATATAAGTTAGAGTTTGGCTTTGATGCCGCAGAAAATAAAGACATCGTGCAGAAGATGTTCGATTATATGACCGGAGCATACATTTATAAGGAGAACGGCAACACAATCACCGCAATGTCTAATGGTGCCGGTAAGATGGTTGCTGATTATAGCGAGGTATGTCACATGGCGTTTTATGCCGGCTGCTTACAGCATAATCAGGTCACTAAGGCAGAAGCTAAGGCTCTGACACGAGAATATATTAAACATAAGAGAAAGACCGACAGCAAGTACGGTTATTATCAGTTATTTGATGACATTAAGAAGTGCATGGAGGACGATGGTTTTTTCGTTTTGAGCGGTCTTCAGGAGACAATCGAGCAGATGAACAAGTCGGCGGCGGAGCAACTGGAGCAGATGCAGAAAGCAAAGGGAAAGAAGTAAATTTCCACAAACTGATATGGGAAGAATACTTCCCGCTTGCGTTTTCTATTGGCATAAGCCTTGAAGAGTTCAAGAAACTCACACCTAAAACTTTAGGCTATTGCTTAGAGGGTGAGAAACTTAGACGCAAGGAACGAGACAGGGAAGTATGGCTATGGACAAGACAATACGGCTTGCCGGCTATCATCATCGGTACAAGAGGCGGTGCATGGGGCAAGGATAAGGTTGAATATCCTGAACAGGCTATATATGTTGCACAAGACCCAGTGGAGCAAGAACGGCTTGCAGAACAAAAAAGACAGGAGCTACTTGCACAGCTTATGGGTATGCAAGAGAGCTTTGAACGCAATAAGAGAGAAAGAGGCGGTACGGAGTAATCTGTGCCGCTTTTATTTTTATGACGAGGAGGTGAGAGAATGGCAGAAGTTGACAGCTTGGAGATTGGGTTGCAAGCAAACGCCAAAAAAGCAAATGACAGCATTGAAACCCTTATCACTAAGCTTGGCATACTTGCATCGGCATTAGGGAGTGTCAACAGCTCACAGCTTGGTACATTGGCTATGAATGTCAATAATTTAGGCGCGTCCATGAAGTCGATAAACGATGTCGGCACAGCAAGCTTTACAAGGCTTGCAAAAAACATCACTAAAATAGCAAGTGTTGACAGTTCGGCACTTAATACGGTTGCAAGCTCACTTAATTCCACGGCGAGCGCATTTAATCAGTTTACGGCGGTGTCTGAAAATGCGGCGCAGATTGGTGAAGTTGCAAAGAACATATCCAAGCTCGGAAACAAGAGTGTGCAGACCTCAATTACCAACATGCCGCAGTTGGCAACTTCGCTTACAAATTTGCTCACAACGCTTGCAAGTGCACCGACAGTAAGCAATAACGTCATCCAGATGACTAACGCATTGGCGAATTTAGCAAGCCAAGGGTCAAGGGTAGGTTCTGCTTCACGGACAATTCAAAGAAGCCTAAATGGGGTTCAGAGAAGCGCACAGACGGCAACCAAAAGCACATGGTCACTAGCTAAGGCGTTCGGTAAGTTTTACGCTTCATACTTCATGGTTGTTCGTGGCATTAAGGGCTTGTGGACTTCGATTGAAAGCACCACGGACTACATCGAGGCGTTCAACTACTATGCGGTTGCATTTGGCAAAATCGGTTCCGAATGGGGCAAAGACTTTGAGAAGTTCGGCTATGACAATGCCACTGATTATGCGAACAGCTTTTCAGACAGAGTAAGTGCATTGCTTGGTAAGCTTTCGGGACTGCAAGTTGATGTTGAAGGTGGATTGCTCACGGCAGACGGCGCAAAGAACTTGGGCTTGAATATCCAAGAGGTTACGGAGTTTGCGTCACAGCTTGCTTCGGTAACTAACTCACTCGGACAGACAGGAGAGACAACCACGGCGGTAGCAAAGTCAATGACAATGCTTGCCGGCGATATAAGCTCTCTTTTTAATGTTGACTACTCATCGGTAGCCACCAACTTACAAAGCGGCTTAATCGGTCAATCAAGGGCGTTGTACAAGTATGGTATTGATATTACCAATGCTACACTTGCGACATACGCTTACAACTTAGGTGTTGAAAAATCCATAAGTGAAATGACGCAGATGGAAAAGCAGCAGTTAAGAGTACTTGCTATACTTGACCAGTCTAAGGTTTCATGGGGTGATTTGTCTAATACAATAAGCAGTCCAAGTAACATGATTAGGCAATTCAACACAAATATCAAAGAAACAAGTATGGTTCTCGGGCAGTTGTTTATACCTGTCCTTCAAAAGGTTATGCCTGTTGTCAATGGTACAACAATCGCAATCAAACGTATGCTTGTGGGCGTTGCAAGCCTTATGGGTGTTAAGATTGATTTTGATGCTTTCGGGCAGAATGGCTATAAGGACACCACGGACGGCTTAGAGGATATGGCAAATGGCTATGACGATGTGGCTAAGGCGACTGACAAGGCACAAAAGGGTGTTCGTGGATTTGACGAACTTGAAAATAGAACCACAGGAACAAGTAAAAGCGGTGCTTCCACTGGCACAGGTGACACAATCGACCTCACAGACGAGATAGTAAAAGCAACCGAGGAGTACGAGAAAGTATGGAACGATGCTTTTGACAAGATGGAGAATAAGGCTGAGGCATGGGCTGATAAAGTGCAAGGCTTTTTTGAGCGCATGTTTAAACCGCTTAAAACATGGGGCGGTAAAGTTGACTGGAAGAAGCTTAAAAACGGCTTTAACGGCATTTTGGACTTTGCTAAAAAGTTTACAGTTGGTACAGGCACAGGCTTTTTGGATTTTATCGAGGGTTTATCCAATATCGGTGCGCCTGCTATCAATCTTTTAGGTGGTGCCGTAGAAATATTATTTAAAGCACTTAATTTAGTTCCGGCTCCAGTGTGGCATACATTGGGTGGTGCTTTAGGTGGCGTCGCAACAGCTCTTCTTGCCTTTAAAGCTTATTCTGCTATTGCAAGCGGTATAAATACCGGCTTAGGTAAATTTGCAGATGCAATTTTGAAAATTTCAAGTGCAAAGCCGGTTAGTGTTGGCGAGGGTGTTGGTAAACTTGGTACAGCGATAGCTTCATTGAGCACAGGCGGCTATGTAGTGCTTGCTGTTGGTGCATTGGCAGCGGTGGCAGGAGCTATTATATCTGTTGAACAAGCTTATGACAACATGGTTGATAAATTTGTTGACGCAAGCGTGTTCGACAATCAAGGAACCGCAATAAGCAATATTGCCCAAAGCGTGATTGAGCTTATTGATTCGACCGGCACATCAAGTGAGGACATGACAAACTTTGCTACGGAACTCGAAAGGGTTAACACCAATTTACAAAATGCAAGTGAAGAAGTTGACAACCTTAAATTCCGTTTTGATAATTTAGGGCTTGAAAATGTGACAGATAATGACATTGAGAATATGAAAACAGCTGTCGGTAACTTAGCTTCGGCGTTGCGTGATGATTTGCAAGTAAACTCTGATATGGCATGGCAAGCGTTACAGAATATGTCTAGTCAGACTGCTGAGCAATTAGGTATTGATGTAGGAACCATGACAACTATTTTGTCTCAGTTCAATGCAAAGTTTAATGGCATATACACTGACATGGAAACACAAGCAAATGTCATTTTCGATAAAATACTTAGTGGTACTGCCACACAAGCCGATGTAGACGCTCTCAATTCGCTTCTTGATGACATGAATTATCTGAGTGAAGCGGCAATTAAACGTCAAGTAGAATTAGAAAATACCGTTAGCGACATGATGAATATTAATTTCGGAAGTGTCGAAGAAACCACTAAGGCTATAGCGGATATTACAGAAGCAGGGCAAACAAAGCTCAATGAGGTTGATGAGTATTATAAGAGCCTTATGGACCGAGCAAACGAATGGAAAATATCCACCGAGCGCGCCCTTGAAATAGGCAGAATCACGCCAGAGGAAGCCTCTACATATCTTGATTGGATTAGCCAGTACAAAGAAGCTCAAAGTGCTAACTGGGATGAAGAAAAGAATAATATTACGTCACAGATAAGTACAACTTTCGATTATATTCAGTCACAAGTTGAGAAAGCAGGAGTTGAAGCTTTCCAGAACGCACAAACTAAAGACTGGGGCATTGCCGAACTATTCAAGAATCCTATTCAGGACGTGGCTAAGAGCTTTGACAAAAATACTTTTAAACCAATTTCAGATGCTCTTAGTAAAGGAATGGAAGCTCTTAATATTGAACCATCTAAAGATAATCACCTGTATCAGCGGTGGCTTGAGAATGCTACATTGTCTGAGAATGACGTAAGCGGATGGGCGATGCGAACTGCAAATACTCTTGGTAATGCCATATTAGCCAATTCAGACATTACAACTAAGGCATTTGCGGACATGGCAGGGTATGACGTAAGCGGTTATACGGACGCAATGAAAAAGTATGAGCCGAAGCTTAATAGATTAATGATTGGTGTTGGAGATAGTCTCTTGAATGGTCTTGCTACATCACACGACATTAACAGTCCGTCTAAGGAGTTTGCTAAACTTGCTCTATATGATGTTCTTGGTTACAACCAGGGCATATCGAACAACACAAAACAGTCATTAAGTGCAATGCAAACTTACGCTACTAAATTGCTTAATGGCTTTCAGCTTGCATTGTTAAAACCTATTACCAATATAGGCGTGCAAACAATGAGCGGGTTCCTTAATGGCTTGACCTCAATGGAGCAGTCAGTATACAGCAAGGCAGACGAGATAGCCAAGAACGTAGCAAAGACTATCCAATCCGCCCTTGACATTCACTCACCATCAAGGGTTATGTTTGAGCTTGGTGCCTACACCACAGAGGGCTTTAAAGAGGGTATGGAAAGCCTCTATAAGCCAACAGAGCTATCCGTTAAGGATTTTGGCTTTGGCATGGTTGAAGCGGTACACCCACAGCAGTTGTACAGCGGTTATGCTGATTACACACCGAGCGTAAGCACATCGACAAGTACCACAACGCAGAACTATTACAACACAAGTTCAAGTGTGGACAATGCCGAGACAAACGCACTACTGAGAGAGCAGAACGAGTTATTGCAACGCATACTTGCCAAGGAATACGGCATAAGCAAAAGCGATATAGGCAAAGCTTCAAGAGAGTATGCAAGAGACTTTTTTAAGCGGACAGGGCGTGACGCTTACACATTTTAAAAAAATCCTCAACAGGTGCATGACGTATCTGTTGAGGGTTTTTATTACAAATCATCAATGAGGAGACAATATGGGCGTTCAAGATTACACAGAAAATTTAAAATTTTTGTATGAGTATTTGTCAGAAACAAATTATGAGTTGGCTGAAAAATTGTCAAGGTTCATTCGGGATGGAATTGGAAAGCCGGAAATATTGTTAGAAAGTGCTGTATACGCAAGCTTTAACAAAGCCTATTGCAATTCGGCTTTGCTCTTGTTAGAAGCTTACGAAGCTTATTTGCTAGAAGCAGGAAGTGATTTATATCCTTTTATGATTTATGCGGTGCGAGAAGAAATTTTAAAGAACATGATAAATGTGAAGTCAAACACATCAAGTAAAAGCCTGTACTTGCTAAAAATGAGCAACGGAACAGTCAAAATTGGAATTGCCGCAGATGTAGAAAAGAGAGTTAATCAATTAAAACATGCTTCTGGAATGGATATAGAAAAAATTCTATTTACAGATAATTTTGATGATTCTGAAAAACTAGAAAATCTGCTTCACAAAAAATACAAAAATTGTAGAAAAAATGGAGAGTATTTCTTGTGTGAATTTTCTGATGTAGAAAAAGACATTATTAAGCTTGCTAAAGAAAAAAACGTAAAAATTCACAGGATTTCTTAATGCCATTCATAGAAATCCCTCGTAAACCACCAATCCGACCAAAAAATTACTTGTCGCATGAATTGACATACCTCCCATAAAGTAGTAGTATTAAGCCACTACACAAATATGGGAGGTATTGTTATATGGAAGAAAAAACTACTAAAACCGACAATCAAAGCAAAAGCAGTGAGGATATCAAAATAAATGTAATATCCATACTGCTTGGTTTAGCTTTTTTGTTAGGTGTATTTTTGGCTTTAACTGGTAGATTTATGATTTTATTGTGGATAATAGGCATTTTTTTAAGCCTGTTTTGCTTATTTTTGGGTATAAGACTTTGCTTTGATGTCCACGCAATCAGAAAGCACCTTGACAGCAAGGAGGGCAGATAATATGAGAAGATTAAAAATCGGAGCAATTATTTTATCTGCCGCATTGATTATGGGCTGTTCATCTAACAACAGTTCGCAAGCTGAATATGATAGCCTTATGGCGGAAAAGCAGTCACTTGAAGCTGAACTGGCAAAGCAAAAAGAGACTACCAGTCAGGAAGCTACCCAAGCTGAAACTACACAAGCACCGACAACTACAGAAAAAGACGCATTGACACAAGAAGTTACAACAGAAGCTGTAAAAACCACTGAACAAGAGAACAGTGACGTTGAGATAGTTGCAGAATATAATATTCCCAGCTATGCTTGTACGTTTCATTTTGTCATTGTAAAGAACAATACGGATAAGACCTTAAATGTTACAGCAAATTCAAAGGCATATACAGCAGATGGCTCACTTGTAAGCGTTGACGATGCTGAATTTGACGCTTTAGGTTCGGGTTGCACATCCATAATAACAGAAATGTTTGATACGGATGCTGAAATTGCTTATTGTGACACCGAAATATCAACAAAAACAGATGGTTGGTACGAATCGGTTATACAGGATTTATCCTACACGGAAACACTCATAAAAGATGGTGCAATATATGAGGTAACTAATAATGGCGATAAAGCAGCAAGGTTTGTTGAAGGCTATGCAATATTTTTTAATGGCAAAGAGCCGGTAGATTGGGACTATACTTATTTTACTGATGATGACAGCGAATTAAAACCGGGAAAATCTATTTCAAAGCAGTTAAACTGTTCTGAAACTTTTGACCGAGTGGAGTTTTATTTAGATGGAAGAAGATAAGCAAGAGGGAGCTGAGAAGCTCCTTTTTGTTTGCGAAAAATATTTTAAAAAAGTGCTTGACTTTTTGTAGCGACAGTATTATATTTATTGTAGCGACAAAAAGAAGAGAGGTGATTAAATGTCGCCAAGAACAGGCAGACCTAAGACTGATAACAACAAAGACACGATGCTCAGAGTTAGACTTGATGATGATATGGTTGAGAAACTGGAAATTGCATCAAGGAATCTGAATATCACAAAATCAGATGTTGTCAGAAATGGTATAGAAAGCGAGTACCAAAGGTCAATAAAAAAATAGAGCGGTTGCTAATGATTTGACGGTCAAGCAACCACTCTAGTACGCCAATCCGCAAAGGAATTGATAAATCTATACTATCATTCCTTTTGCGGAAAATCAAGGTTTTTTTGGAAAGGAATGGTATGATATGACGAAAGAGCAGATTATCAAGTCAATTATCAGTAATTTAGAACACATCAACTTGCACTTCCTAAAGTGCGTACTGGCATACACGAATGTGTTAGCCGGGAACGAGAAGGGAGGCAATCAGTAATGGAAGAAAACAGAGCAATACTTCACAAGCTGATTGACAGCATAACAAGTGGCGGCACACTGGAATATCTTGCTACATTTGTAAGATTATTCTTAGAGAAGTGGGGTGAGTGATATGGCAGAGCTTGTAAAGATTGAGGGAACAGAGCTATCTATTAAGGAATACAATGGTGAAAGAGTAGTTACGCTTAGGGATATAGATTTTGTTCACCAGAAGAAGTCAGGGTCCAGCAAGAGAACTTTTGAAAGATATAAAAGTCACTTTATTTTAAATGAAGATTACTTTGAACTAACAAGGAAAGACTTAGGGGACAAGTTGTCCCCTAACGAAAAAATAGTTGGAAATCCTAATCTGAAAACATATCTTTTAACTGAAAGCGGGTATTTGATGGTTGTTAAAGGTTTTACCGATGATTTAGCATGGCAGGTACAGCGACAGCTTGTAAACGCATACTTCAAGGCTAAGGCACAGCCGCAGACAGCGGTTGCACCGGTGCAGGTTGAGGACACCAAGTACAACACAAGCAATACACTGGTGCCTAAGGTCAAGAGTTGGTATATGCGCAACAGAAGCAACCTTGAATGGGTAGCGTACAAGACGAATTGCAAGCTTTCGTACGTTTGCCACAGGCTTTTAAAGCGCATAGGTGAAGAATATGACCTAGATGCGGCAAAGAAGATATACGAAGCGGAGACTGGACACGCACCGCAGTACCCACTTGATATTGTGGACTATTTTCCTCAATTATCGGCAATGGCTACATGGTGGTTGAATGACTTGATTAAAGTGATTGAGGAAGAAAATAAATGAACAGACAGCACCCTAGAAATGGGGTGCTGTTTTTAATTAAAATTACTTTTACGATTTACTATACTAAAATCTGCATACACTCTGTAAACAAAGCGTAACCTAGATTAGATAAGAATAGTATAGATAAGATTAATATGTATATATATTATATATAAATATATATATTAATAAAAAACAGTAAATTATATAGATAATATAAAGGGCAGTCCACAAGGGCTGTCTTTTTTATTAGATAAATTAGACACATGGAGGGATAAGACTATGAATATCGGTAACAGAGTATTTGCAGTTCAAGGCTATGCTGTAACGCAGACCTACGCACGGCACGTTGAGGCGGTCAAGAATGGCGGTTATGCACAGGGAATTGACCTTGTGCCGCAAAAGGACAACAGATACATTCCGAGCAGTATTGTGGCTCATTCGGACGGCACAGTGCTTTACGCAGGTAACGGTGACGGCTATGGCAATGCCGTATGGATTCTGCATAATGGCAACTATGTGACTGGCTACGGACACATGAGAGAGCTTAAGGTCAAGACAGGTGATGTTGTTAAGCGTGGTGATGTGATTGGCGTTGTTGGCAACACCGGTCATTCAACAGGCATACATCTTCACTTTGAGGTTCGCAAGTACAAGAAACCTTATACTGTCAACGCTAGTGATTTCTGGGGAGCTAACTCCTTTATGAACACGTCCAAGTTTGACTGGGTAGACCCGACACCATACATCAACGCTGATTTACCGGGGCAGACGGTGGCAACCACAGATAAGTACTATCGTGTACAGGTCGGAGCTTTTGTCAATAAGAATTACGCAATCAACATGGCTAAGGACGTTAGGAGCAAGGGTTACAGTGCGATAATCAAGTACTATGAGGGCAACTACCATGTACAGGTCGGAGCATACGAGGCTTACTGGCGTGCTACGGCAACAAGGCTCAGGCTGTTAGCGTCCGGCTACAAAGGAGCGTTCATTACTAATAAGACAGGACAGGACATAGCATTTTAGCATCTATCATTGATAGGTGCTTTTATTATGTCCTAGAAAGGCGGTAAAGGTGGCATACGGCGGTTTCTTAATTAAGGTGGGAGAATATATCATCCCGCAAAAATTTATCAAGGCTGACACATATAAGGTGTATGTGAACATGCAAGACATAGACGATTACCCGGATGCTAACGGCTATCTGCACCGTAACGCCGTGGAATTGAAAGCACTAAAGGTTGAGTTTGATGTGCGTGCCATGCTGACAGGCAGTGAATTAGAGGAGCTTATGTCGAACATTCGTAACAGTTACACTAATTCAAGGGGTAGAGAGTGTATAATCACAGCTTTTATTCCTGAGTACAACGATTATGTAACGCAAAAAGGCTACCTTGCCGACTTTCAACCGCAAATATACGGCACATACGGCGGTGAGCTTCATTACAGCTCATTCCACATGTCTTTTATAGGAGGTGTATACAATGGTTGATTACACCTTACAAGACTTGTTTTATCGTCAGAATGTGAATAAGCAGTTTGTTATCACAACTGATGACGGAACCGTAACCATAACCAACACAGAACTGCATCAAGAGAGCTTTGAACTGACTGAAAGCTTGTGCTCCGAGAGTGAACTGACATTCGGAGCGTGTGAAGCGGCGACGGTTAAGTTCACAATTTCAAATATTTTCACTTCACTGAAAGACAAGTGGATAACTGTCAAGATAATCCTTGACGGCAACAGCGATAATTCGTTCATTTTAGGGCGTTATAAGGTGGTGTCTGATAAACCTACGGCAGACCGAATTAAACGCGAGATTGAGGCTTACGATGCGTTGTACGATGTGATTAACGCCGATGTGGTTGATTGGTACAACAGTATCTTGCCAACAACGGACACTTACATCACATTCAAGACTTTCAGAGACAGTTTTTTTGCTCATTTTGGCATTGCACAAAAAGAGATTACTCTTGCCAACGATACTATGACTGTAAGCAGAGCCGTTGACACTGACGAACTTAGCGGCGGTCAAGTTCTCAATGCTATCTGCGAGATTAACGGTTGCTTGGGGCATATCGGCAGAAGCGGGCAGTTCGAATATGTGTATCTTGATAATACGTCACCTATAACAATCGACAAGAATCATTACACAAGTGCTGATTATCAAGACTACATTGTGTCACAGATTGACAAGTTGCAAATTAGACAGGACGAGAACGATATAGGAGCTATTGTCGGCACAGGCAGTAACACTTACGTTATCGAGAATAACTTTCTTGTGTACGGCAAGGATGCGGCGACACTAAAGACTATTGCAACTAATATATTCGACAAGATTAAAGGCATAACGTACCGTCCGGCAGAGATATCAAGTTCCGGAAACCCATGTATCGAAGTCGGTGATGCAATTAAGCTATCAAGCAAGTATGCAGAGATAAACACTTATGTCTTAGAACGCATCCTAAAGGGCATACAAGCCCTTACAGACAGTTATACGGCACAAGGCGAACAATTACGCACCACACAAGTAAATAGCTCTAATAAGTCAATTACGCAGCTTAAAGGCAGGGTAAACCGACTAATCCGTGATGTAGACCAGAACAAAGCGGAAATATCGAATGTTGAAGCCGGATTAAAGAATGAGATAACACAGACCGCATCGGAACTGGATGTAAAGATACAGAGTTTGCAATCGCAGATAGATGGCGAGATAACCGTCATCAACGGTCACGGAGTACCGACACTTTATAATTACCCAGCATACAACTGGGTAGCCGGTCCCAAGGTTGGCGATGTACTTGTTGAGGGCACAAAGTTCACTTATTCGGATGAGGTGTATCGTAAACACCAGAGGACATTGTTTTTCGATGAGGATACGGCGACTACATACCGTTTTATAAAAAAGGATGATATGTGGATATGGGAGCCGATAGCCGACACTGAATATTCGGTGATTCAGAAGCAGATAGCAGACCTTAATGTAACTGCACAAGGAATTACTCAGAGCGTTGAGCAGTTGTCAACCAAGGTGACGAATGAGTATATCACACAGATTGATGCCGAGACACTTGTAGCGACCACAGCAGACGGAATCAAGGAAGATATATCTAAGACGTACACAACTAGGGATTATGTCAACACATTGAGTGCAGAGTTCAACAGGACAGCAGAGGGACTTACGGCACAGATAAGTGAGGTTAATGAAGCTCTTGATGGTGCCAATGAGGTCTACACCATACAAGGAACCCCAACCTTACAAAATTATCCGGCGTACAACTGGACATCGGGACCAGTGGTGGGTGATAAGCTTACGCAGGGATTGAGGTTTACTTATTCAGACGCAAGCTATAAGAAACACAACAGAGCACTTGTTTATGATGAGGTTGCCGGCAAGACGTACAGGTTCATCAAGAGCGGTGCCACATGGGGGTTTTCCGATGTTGGCGATACCGAATTTTCGTGGGTCAATAAGAAGTTAGCTGAGTATAAAGCTACGGCAGACGGACTATCTGCTGATTTATCAAAGTTCGAGACTAAGGTTAACTCAGATTACATAACCAAGATTGATGCTCAGGCAAGCATTAAACTCTCAGCGGATGAACTGAAAGAGGACTTTAGCAAGACGATAAGCAATTATTCAACCACTACGCAGATGAACTTAGCGATAAGCGAAAGCGCAGAAGGAATTAAATTTGAAATCAGTAAAAGCTATGCGACAAAAAAAACTGTAGATGATATGAAGACCACATTGGATGCCACAGCAGAAGGGCTGAGCGCAAAAGTCGAAAAAAAAGAACTGATAACAGAAATCAATGCAAGTGCCGAGCAAGTCAAAATAGCATCCAGCAAGCTTGACTTACAAGGCTTGGTTACAATTTCTTCTCTAAAGGAAAGCGGGCAGACCATAATCAATGCTGATAATATTACTACAGGAACGATTAAGGCATTAACTATCAGCGGATGCAATATTATGGGAAGTGCCGTTGCGTTTACCAACGACTCGGGTGGATGGAATACAATCATTAATTCGGTAGGATGGTGGATGGTTGGCAAGAACCCTGCTACAGGAGAAGAAAATGCCTTAGATACACCAGCGTATTTTATGGATACTAGCGGAAAACAAAGTATGTATGTTGGTGGACTTCTAAGATTTCGCAACGAAGCAGAGTTCTTCACAGGAGCGTATGCGAGTGGCTCAGGAGCGTACTACTCACAACGTGCTAGATGGTATAATGTCGCACTAATGGCTAATAGCACATCTGATATACGCTATAAGAATGACATAAAGTACTTGGACGATGAAGAGAAGATGGAAGAACTTTTCAACAGCCTTTCGCCAGCAGCGTTCTATTATAACAAGGGAACAGGTTATATTGAAACGCAAAGGCACTTAGGTTTTATCGCACAAGATATCGAAAAAGCTATTGCAAATTTAGGAATTACCAATGATATGGCATTATTTGACCATGAGGATGAGGAAAAGCTGGGTGTTGATAAACAGGAGCTTATAGCCCTGTGCGTATGGCAAATTCAAAAATTAAAAGCTCGTTTATACGAGCTCGAAAAAAAGCAGGAGGAAAAATATGAGCAGTAACTATGACATTAGGATGTTCCGCAATTCGTTAATGTCCTACATTAGGAAGTCACCGATAGAAGCGGAGGTTAAGTTTCTGGTTCTAAGGGATTTAACCGCGCAGACGGAGAAGGACGCAGACGAGATAGTTGTCCGCGAGGCAGCGGAATTAGAAAAAGCGGCGCAACTTAAAAGAAATGCCGATAAGGCAACAGAACAGAAAGAAAGTGAGGCATAAACTATGGCAGTAGAATATAATCAGCATACATGGGGGTATGGTGAGGAACTTACCCCCGATAAGCTTAATAATATTGAGGGTGGTGTTAAGGCAACGGCGGAGGCTGTAAACGAAGTAAATAATAATTTGCACGTCAAAACTGCGGAATTGACCAATATTGGAGTTAAAAATCTTTCATCCGAAATTGTTAAAGAAAGAAATATGGTCTTCGTAAATATACGTTTCACGGATGTATGCCTGGCAGGAACAGGTATTAGTATAGGAATATTACCCGAAGGCTTTCGTCCACAAGCAGACACAGCATTGATATTTATAGACAATAACGAAGATTTGCCGTGTGCAGGGCGTATATACCCGACGGGTGAGATAAAGTTATATCCCACCAAAAGAAATTCTCAGGTTTCAGCCTTGTGGATTGCTTCACATGCTTTTTACGCTAATAGCTAATACTCCATTACAATAGCTATTCCTATGTTTCCTTTACCTTCGCCCCATTGTATATTAAAAGAGGAGGAATTGATTATCTTAAAGTCCGTAAGAATATCACCGGTATTCGTAATGAGGAATGCTATGTATTGTGTAGTATTTATATCGCTAAATTCTACCACTTCGTTGCCATCTGTACGCCATTTTATGGCAAAACGTATTTGCATCAATTTATTTTTGTGCAAATTATTATTTACATGGCTACGGCATCACACCGTAGCCACATATTTCTCAAAGATATTCCGGGTGTGCTCCTCACTTATATAGCTGTAATGCTTGCCGGTAACACTTTGGCCTTTACGTCCGAGGTATTCTTCGGCATCATGCACCGAACCGCCACGTTTGACAATGTTTGTGGCGGTGGCTTGCGGAATAGGTGAGGATATATGCGGCGGTCAATCTTGGCATTGCTCTTAATGCGTTTAAGGCTTCCTCTGACGGCTTCATCACTCATAGGCTTAGTTGTTCGGCTTTGGGTGAAAAGCGGCTTATTGGGGCTGTTAGAGCTATTCCTTGACGCAATATAGTCTTTCAGATACTTCTTGGCAACATCATCAAGGTAAACCGTCTTGTAATTCTGCGTATTTTGTCGATTTTTTTGGCACGATTGAGAGTGAGTTACCGTTGATTCTGTGTTATGCTCAACGTGTTCCTAACTGGAACGACATCAAGCTTCGGCGAGGAGCGGTGTGATTGGCGTTGCACCGTTCCTTGTGCTTGACAATATCGAACTGATGTTCCATAATGGGTACATCGCTACTGGGAACGTGTGGATTTTGGGAGGGTTGAACTTTGGGAGAGGATATTGAGGACTACAAGCATAAGATAATCGAACTGATACAAAAGTGTAATAACATTCACTGGATAAAGACAATATATGCTTATGTAAAAACACTCTTAAAATAAAAAAAGACTGGGAGAATTAAAACCTCCCAGTTTTTCTTATTTTGTCATCAAGTCTATTAACTTCTCTAAGCTATCCCAGTCACTTTCATTGAGTTTCGCTAAAGCACTCACAAGTCTATGCTTAAAATTATTTTCACCACTTTTTTGAATTTCTCCAAGCAGTTCAGCAATTTGCTCATCTTTAGACTTTTCAATAAACATATTTCCATTGCCAGTCAGCAGCCAATCTTCATTAACATTAAACATTGAACACAGCAATTTGATAGTTTGTCCAGAAAGATTTCTATTTCCATTTTCCACTAATGAAATGTAGTTTCTTGTCAATCCTAAATCTTTTCCGAACTCTTCTTGACTTTTCTTTAAGCTTTCTCTTAATGCCTTGATACGTTCGTTCATTGTCTCACCTCTTTTCTGTAATCATAATATAACACGCAATGCAAACAAAGTCAACAAAAAGTATTGACAATGCTAACATAGTGTGCTATTGTATGCTTACAGGGTCAACAGAAAGGAGCGATTACATGAGTGAGAGAGAAAAACAGATAGTTGAAAAGCTCAAGGATGCAATTCCTAAGATGTCAGATTTCGATAAGGGCTATATTCTCGGCAAAGTCGAGAACATGGCAGAGCAGAATCAGCAGAGCGAGCACACAGACACAGAGAACAGCAGAAAGGAGTAAGAATGGATAAGCAGAGATACAGTATTGTAGACAGTACTGGAAAAGCTGTGATAGTCAAGAAAGATGATGACCGATACATCGGGGTTGACGAACTTGCACAGCACATAGCAATGGATGTCATTGACGATTATCAGGACATTATAAATGGCGGTAAGAAGATTGAAGAAACTAACATTGAGCTGTCTATCAAAGTTCTCACCGCCATTACGCCAGTGATTGAAGCTTTTAGAAGCAAGTCTACCTACGGAAAGGGTTGATTGCCGCTTCAATTTTTGCTGATTGCGGTTTTTCAGCCGGCAGGGAGTTTATGATTTCCGAATAGTATTGGACGTACAGTTTCTTGAAATCATCTAAAGAGCCGTTATAACCGCAAATCTTAGCGGTAGCATAAGCAGACACAATTTGTTCAACTGGCAAAGCAAGTCACCTCCTTATTGAATGATAAGGAGATTATAACACAAGAAAGGAGAAGAATGAACGAATTAATCAAAGTTGACGCTGATGCACAGGTTGTATCAGCGAGAGAACTACATGAAGCCCTTGGAGTTGAGAAAAGATTTAGTGCTTGGTTTGAGACAAATTCTCAGGGGTTTGTTGAGGGAGAAGATTTTACAGGTGCGTACCTAAAGGTACAGAGCAATCAGTACGGTGGAGAAAAGGAAATTCAAGACTATAACTTGTCTGTCGATATGGCAAAGCACATTTGCCTTATGAGCAGAACGGATAAAGGTAAGGCTTGCAGGCAATACCTTATAGACGTTGAAAAGGCTTGGAACACGCCAGAGCAGGTAATGGCAAGAGCATTAAAAATTGCCAATCAGACAATAGATAGTTTGAAAGAGAATAACATAAAACTTATCGAAGCTAATGAGAGAATGAAGCCGAAAGAAATTTTTGCTGATGCTGTGGCTACGAGCAAGACTTCAATTCTTGTCGGAGACTTGGCGAAGCTGATATGTCAGAACGGCTACCAAATAGGACAGAAGCGGTTGTTTGACTGGTTGCGCAACAACGGATATTTAGTCAAGAGCGGAAGTTCTTACAATATGCCTATGCAGAGATATGTTGAACAGGGCTTATTCGAGGTCAAGGAAAGCAACGTGCAGAATCCTGACGGAAGTGTAAGGACTACACGCACAACAAAGGTTACAGGCAAAGGACAAGTTTATTTTGTTAATAAGTTTTTAGGGAGAGGATAATGTCAATTCTAAGCATTTTGTGTGCCGCATGTATATGCGTTGCACCGACAGTGCTCAACTACATAGAGAAGCCGATATATGGTCCTATTCAGGAAACATCGGACGAATGGCAGACGTTCACGCTTACAGCATATTGCGGTTGTGAGAAGTGTTGTGGAAAGAATGACCGAATAACTGCAACAGGAACTTATGCTATTGAGGGCGTTACCATAGCGGTAGACCCTACGGTTATTCCTTATGGTTCTATGGTAGATATTGAGGGAATCGGAACATTTATAGCCGAGGACTGTGGCGGTGCAATCAAGGGCAACAGGATTGACATATATTTTGAGAACCACGCTGACGCTTTGGCGTTCGGTGTTTGGGAAGATTGGAGAGTGAGGATAAGGGAGTGAAACATTTAAAAGGAGGTAAAACGTGATGGTTATTACAGACTTAAACGCATTAGCGGTAAAAGAGCTGGCTATTGTATGCGAAGCAGAGAAAATGGGAGTGATTATTGAGGACGGCAAGATTACAGGAGCCGTTCAGAAGGAGGACTAAGAGGAATGAATATTAAGCTTTTGAACATGAGGGTTGAGAACTTCATGTGTTACGCAAGCAAGGATTTTGATTTTTACGCCATTACTAAGCTTATGGCTAAGAACGGTGTCGGCAAGTCAACAATAGCAACCGCGTATTTGTGGTGTTTATTCAACTGCGATTATGAGCTGAAAGATAATCCGGTTGTCAGAAGAGAAGTTGACGGAGTATCAGTTGATGATATGGACGTATCAGTTGAACTTACACTTGATGTTGACGGAAAAGAAGTCACTATGAAGAAAGTACAGAAGCGTACTTATAGCAAGGATGGCAGCAGTTACAAGGATGATAATGCATACTTTGTCAATGACGTTCGTAAGAATTTAAAGGATTTCAATGCATATCTTGACATTGATATGAGCGTATTCAAGATGTGCAGCAATATCAACGCATTTCTAAATCAGAAGCCGGCTGAAATGAGAGAATACTTATTTAGTCTTGTTGAGAATGTGACAGACCTTGATATAGCACGTTCTAAGGCTGAATTAGCCGAGTTAGTACCGCTGTTAGAGAAATACACAACAGAAGAATTATCCGCTATGAATAAGGCTACTAAGGCTAAAATCACAAAGGATTTACCTATCCTTGACGGACAGATTAAGGAAAAGGAAAGAGATATTCAGATTAAGCAGGACACAGATGTATCTGACCTTGAATTACACAGAAATAGCCTTAAGGAGCAGATAAGTAATTGCATAGCCAATCAGACGGACACTGACAAGATGTTGGCTGAATATGACAAGGCTAGTGCTGATATTCTTGACTTGAAGTTTAAGCAGGGAGACTTATCACGCAAGGCTAATGAGGATAATATCAAGGCAAAACGAGAGATTGAGGATAAGATTGCCGACAAGAAGTTCCTTGTTAAACAGACAGAAAAGACTATCAGTGAGACAGAGCGTTGCATTGAACTGTCAAAGAAAACCATTGAGAGTATAACCGACTATCTCAATGTAGAGCGTAAGAAGTGGACTGAGGAGAATAACCGCCAGTTTGACGAAAACAGTCTTATCTGCCCTTATTGTGGCAGTGAATACGGTGAGGACAAGAAAGAGCAGTTAAGAGCCGACTTCAAGAAGCACAAGGCAGACATGTTAAAGTCCATCACAGATAACGGAAACCTTTACGCGGACAGACTGAGCAAGGAGAAGAAAACGCTTGCAGACCTCGAAGCAGAGTTTCCGCAGCACAAGGAAAGTCTTGGAATGCTGAATACAGCTATCGAAGTTTTTACAGAGCAGTTGACGGAATTGCCGCAGGAGATTGATATTACCGATTCAGAAGAATACAAGGCACTTGCTAATGAGATAGCCGAAAAGGAACAGGCTATTCACAAGGCTAATGACATATCGGCGGTCAAGGCTGAATTAAAGGCACAGGAAAGCGAACTTAGGCAGCAGTTGTCAGAATGTGAGCGAAAGATAGCTGAAAGTAACACAGAGAAAGACGAACAGCGGCTTGAAGAATTAAGGGCAGAACAGCGTACACAGGAACAGAATAAGGCTAATGCTGAAAAAATCCTTGACTTGCTTGATGAACTGGATAAGGCGAAGAATGAAACATTATCTGACAGCATTAACAGTCATTTCTCATTAGTTAAGTGGAAGCTGTTTGAATTGAACAAGTCGGGTGGTTACAAGTCAGTTTGCATACCGACAGTTGATGGAAAGTCAATTCTTACAACTATGAGTAATAAGGGTAACAGGATTCTTGGTAGGGTTGATATATGTAACTCTATTCAGAAGATTAGCGGTATGTCAGTACCTATTATCTTAGATGATAGTGAGAGCCTTGACAACACTAATCAGAAGAAAGTTGCTGAAATGGTTGATAGTCAGTTGATTATGCTGGTTGTTGATGATAGCGAGAAATTAGAGATTGTGGAGGGGTAATATGAAGAAATCAAAAGCGGAAACGATAGCATATGCAATTAAAAAAGAGTGTCAAAGAACATCTTTAATTGATTGGTGCGACAGTTGGGATATTACGACAGATGAATTTGACGAATTTTTAGCACTTGCAGTAGACAATGCAGAGTCATCGGAAAGTGAGGAGTAAAAATGAGCAAGGCGTTAGATATGGCAAGAGAGCTTGTCAAGCAGTTAGAAGAAGCTGAAAAAGCTAACAAAGTACAGTTATTGGAGCTTAAACCGGGCGAGGTATTCAAGATAGGAGAGCATGATTTTATTGTGCTTGAACAGAAGAATGGAGCTACAAAGGTAATATCTAAGGGCTTCATGACAGGTAGTACTGACTTTGACAAAGATACACGAGATTACAGCAAGTCAAACCTCAAGGAAGTTATTGAGAGCGAGATACAGCCTATTATTGAAGCTGAATTAGGAGCAGATAATCTTGTCGAGCATATTGTTGATTTAACTTCAGTTGATATGCAGCATGAGTTTGAGCCTTGCACTTGCAAGGTAAGACCTATCACGTTTGATGAAGCAAGGCAGTACAATGTTTTACTTGTTAATAAGGATTTAGACGATTGGTGGTGGACATGCACACCTTGGTCTACGGAAGAAAGAGGTTATCTGTACGTAATAGCCGCTGTTCATCCATCTGGCGATTTCAGCTACTACAGCTATGACTCCTTCAACGGCATTCGCCCAGTTTGTATCTTGAAATCTAATATCTTTGTATCGAGAGGAGAATGACAATTATGGCTACATTGACAATGGAGATGTTACAGGAACAGATAACCGAATTAAGCAATAAGATAGCTGCGTTTGAAGGTAATGTTAAGACTAAGGCGAGAAAGCGTTTTACTGGGTTAAAGGTCGGAGATACATTTGAGCTTGCAGGGCTTAACTGGAAGATACTTGATATTACGGATGAGGGTTATATGTGCCTTGCGGACACGCTTACAGACAAGATAGTATTTGATGAAAATTCTAATGACTGGGTTCAGAGCCAGTTAAGAGAATACCTCAATACAGAATTTGTCGAGAAGATTGCCGATGAGATAGGAGAAGAGAACATTGCCTTATTTAAGCGAGACTTGCTTTCGCTTGATGGACAGACCGAGTATGGCGAGTGTGAAGATAAGGTATCGCTTCTTACGCTTGACGAATACCGCAAGTACAGAAGCCTTATACCTAACACAGATGACTACTGGTGGCGTTTGATTACGCCGTGGGGCACGGCTTGTAATAACGACTGGAGTACTGTTACTGTCACTGTTACTTCGTCCGGCAATATCATTATGCGTTATTGTGATGACTACTACAGTGTTCGCCCAGTTTGTATCTTTTCCTCTTCAATCTTTAAATCAGAGGAATAGCAGAACATTAAAATAAATCAATTAGAAAGGTAGAAAAAATTATGGCAGAGAATACGGCAGTTGCAGAGAAGAAAGCATTTACCACCTCATTAAGTGAGTGGAGTAATGCAATCACAGGTCTTATCATTGATGATTACAAGTCTTGCGGAATGAATATGGATGATTATGCAAAAGAGTGTGCTATGGAAGCAATGACAAGCATATTCAATCTTGTCAAGAATGACCCTAAGACTAATATGGGTAATCTTGATACAAGCAATATAAGGGGCATTGTAAAGCGTTGCGCAAGCTTAAAGCTCAATGCTAGCGCATACCCAAGGGAGTGCTATTTCCAGTTAAGGAGTGTGAAAGTAGGCACTGACCCACAAACAAAAGAAGAAATATGGCAGAAGCAGGTCGAAATGGGAATTGAGGGAGCTGGCTACGATTCGCTCTTATCCAACTACGGGAAGAATGTTGATACAGTTTATCCATATTGGGTTATCAAGGAGGGTGACGTGTACGTTCCGCCTAAGCACAAAGGGCTTTCAATCACCGACCCGGAGTGGGAAGAGAAAGGATTGTCCGACAAAGCTGTAAGAGTTGTATATCCTGTGAAGTTAAAGGACGGAACGGTTACTTATTTATCCGCGGACAGAGACAGTGTAAAGATAAATTTACTGTCCCATGTAAAGCAGAATATGCAGAATGAAACTTTCGGAATAATAACCGGCACGAAAAAGCAGTACAACAAGGAAGTGGAACGCACTCGTTATGACGCTACACCGGAAGAGAAAAAGAAGATAAAAGAGAAAAAGGAAGAAGTTCTCAACGCGTTGAGGCAGTGCGAAACTGTAGACGATATGATAAAGTGCGAAATCGCTAGACCGTTTATATCGGGTGCTTGGCTTGATACCCCAGAGAGCATGATTCAGAGGAAAATGTGCAACAATGCCACAAAAAAATTTCCGAAGAATTATGACCCAATGGCAAGACAGGCACAGGTTGAAATGGACGAAGTTTATCAGCTTGCACAGGCTGAGATTGACGAGAATTCTAATACAGTTGAGTTCATAGAAGATAATTCCAGTGCAACGGCGATAGAAGCAACCAAGGAGCAGTCAACAGAGCAGACGGAGTTACCGCCATTTATGACGGCAGAATAGGAGGTTATATGATTGCTAGTGACAAGGGAATAGTAATGATTGACGGCAAGGGCATGGACATTATAGCTGATTTCGGCGTGTTGACAAAAGAGGTATATGAGAAAGTATTCCATAGTGATAAGCAGTGCTTCGACATGATGCTGAATGAGTTTATTAGATGTTCCGATAAGTGTTCTACCGCTACAGATAGCGATTTTGGTGCAGTTTTAAGGAAAATCATGGAGGGTAAGCATGAGAATAATTAGTCAAGACGGAACAACAGATGTGCCATACGAGCATGTGGCGGTTATCAGGCTCAACAAGAAGATTTACTTCTTTAACAGCAACTTGATTACCGATTCACAGGCACTTGCGGAGTACTCCGCCGAAGCAAAGGCTATTAAGGCTATGGAAATGTTGAGAGAGCAGCACGAAAAGGTCGCTTTTTTAAAAACGATAATAAATACTGAAAAAGGTACTTCATTCGTAAGCTGCTTGTCGGAAACTGTTTTTGATAAGATGACACAGAATTATTTCCAGTTCCCGAAAGATGATGAGGTGGAAGCATGAAAGGGCTAAGAAATTGCCCTATATGTGGTGCTGAAGCTGTTGTTCTTAGAAATGAGCCAGACGGATTTTTTATGGGATATAGTTCTGGCTGTCCGAGATACAGGTTAAACGATGGAGTACACGCAAAGAAGATGTTCTTCCATAATGTAGCCACAAAAGAAAAGGCAATCGAAAAATAGAACGAATATGTTGAGAGGTTTTTGGATGAAACTTAAATGTATTTCAACTGGCAGTAGCGGTAACTGCTATTTGTTACAGGCAGACAACGGAGAAACGCTTATCCTTGATTGTGGTATCGGCATCAAGGAGATTAAAAAAGGCTTAGATTGGAACATTAAAGATGTTGTGGGTGTCTTATGCACCCATAAACATCTTGACCATAGTAAGGCATCCTTAGAGATGTGCAGAATGGGCTTTCATACAGTTTTGCCATATATGATAGCCAGTAAATCGGAAACACTTACTTACAAACTGAAAAAAACAAATTTCGATATCAGTGCATTTGCTTTAACTACAGTAGATGGCAGATGGACACATACTAACGCAGACGGAACAGAATGCCCTTGTTACGGATTTCTGATAACACATAAGGAAATGGGTAAATTGCTTTATATAACCGACACAGAGCTGATTAAGTGGCGTTTTAAGGGCATAAACCACATTCTCTTAGGTGTGAACTATGACAAGGATTTAGTTGATACCGACAATCCGAAAGCTAATCACGTTTTCAGAGGTCATCTAAGCATTGATACCGCTTGCGATTTTGTTAAGGCAAACGATTCAGACAGCTTGCAGAACGTCATAATGTGCCATTTATCAAGTGAAAATGCTGATAAGGATAGTTTTATCGCAAAGATGAAAAATGATGTAAATGGGGCGAATGTAGACGTTGCAGAACAGGGTAAGAGTTGGATTTTAAACAATCCTAGTGAGTGCCCGTTTTAGAAAGGAGCAGGAATGAAGAGATTAACAAGCGACAAGCAGACATCTGATATGAATATGATTGAATTAGCGTATAACAGTTGTTATGCAGATGAAAAATGTAAGGCAAGATACAGGGATTATGAATTTGATATTGATAGCCGAGAGCTTGTCAAAAATCTTGTAAAAGATATGTGCGATGAAGATTTATCCGATATGTCAGATGAAGAATTTGACGACTATATGGGTGAAATGCTGTCGGTTGAAACGGATAGTCAGATAGGATTATTAGCTCTATTCTATCGTAATTTATGGGCTATGGCTGATTTAAGAGAGAAACTCAAGTATTATGAGGACTTAGAAGAGCAGGGCAGACTTATCAAGTTACCTTGTAAGGTGGGAGATGATGTTTATTACATCTTAGGGATTCCGAATAAAACACCATGTACAATAGATAAGTGTACATTTGAGTTGTCAGACATAAACAAAATTGGCAAAACATTATTCCTTACAAGAGAAGAAGCCGAAGCAAAACTGAAAGAATTGAGAGGTGCAGAAAATGAGTAATGTAACATGCGATGAAAATTGTGCTGAATGCGGTAGATGGACTACTATGCATTCTAATGGAGAAGACGTTAGTTATGATTGTTTGGTTACAGGAAAATATATCGTAAAAAAGAAAAGGAAAAGGGAAAGGGAAAGGGACAATGAGAATGACTAACGCTGACAGAATAAGAAATATGTCAGATGAAGAGCTGCTTGATTTTATCTGTTCAATAGAAACTTATGAAGAGGGTAGCGTTAAGACTATTGAAAATGGGGTTTCAATGCACACAGTAACGGAAGTTAGGGAATGGCTTCAATCAGAAGCGGAGTAAATCAGCGTAAGGAGCTAGACGAATGAGATGCTGTCGAGACTGCCCTAACAGAGGTTGTGGGGCGTACCACGATAAATGCGAGAAGTACCAAGCGGAAGCAGCAAACAACCGCGAAACTAATGCAACTCGAATAATCGAGAGCGAAAAGGATAGCATGAGCTTTTTGTATCGGGAAAACAAGAAACTCATGAGAAAATGGGATAAGCGAAGGAGATAAGACAAAGAAAGCGTGAAATAATAATGAATTTAATAACCAAAGAGGTTCTGTATGAACTTTATGTAGTGCGTGGCAAACCTATGTATAAAATAGCCGATGAATTAGGTGTTGCAGTTGGTTCTGTATATAACTATATGAAAAAATTTAATATAGAATCAAGAACCGCAAAAGAATGCCTTAATAGATTAAAACAAAACGGGTGGGAGTATCCTGAATCTGCAAGAAAAGCTATAAGCAAAGCGCACAAAGGCAAGGCCGTTTCAAAAGAAACAAGAAAGAAAATGTCTGAAAGCAAGAAAATTCACGGCATAGGGCATAGAAAAAAGAGAGCAGACGGATACATATCTATATATTTTCCAGACCATCCAAAATCAACGATTGACGGATATGTAATGGAACACGACCTGATTATGGAATGCTTAATAGGTAGGCAACTAAAAGATGATGAAGTAGTACATCATATCAATGGCATTAGAGATGATAATAGAAAAGAAAACTTAAAACTTATGACATTTAAAGAACATGCAAGATATCACATGTTAAAAAGGTATGAATTAAAGAAAGGTGGAATGACTTATTAATAAAGTGATTTTAATGGGAAGATTAACGAGAGACCCGGAAATCAGAACAAGTGTTGCAACCAACACTACAACAGCAAGGCTTACACTTGCGGTTGACAGGAGATTCAAAAAGGAGGGCGAACAACAGACAGCAGATTTTATCAACTGCATAGCGTTTGGCAAGACAGCGGAGTTCATTGAACGATACTTGCATCAGGGTACTAAGATAGCGGTTGTCGGACGTATTCAGACTGGCAGTTATACCAACAAGGACGGACAGAAAGTCTACACAACAGATGTTGTTATTGAGGAGTGTGAGTTCGCAGAGAGCAAGAACGCTAACGGCAGCAGCCCAAGCCAGCCGGCTTCGAATATGGCTGCTCCAGCAATGGCAAGTGACGGCTTCATGAATTTGCCATTGGGTGTAGAAGATGAAGGTTTACCGTTCAACTAAGGAGATGGGGCAGCATGACAAAGCAAAAGAAATGTAGCACATGTAAATACAGTTGCCGTATAAGCTTTGAGGGTGGCGACAGATTCTGCCAGTACATATTGATAACCGGGCACAGAAGACCGTGTCCGGGAGGTAATGAATGTACGGTGTACGAGAAAAGCAAGCGACTAAAGGAATATAATTTTGGCGATTGAACTAGGAGGAGATAATTTGAGCATTCGGGAAGCAATTGAAATTCTTCGTGATGAACAAAAACTACTAATAAATGCAATAGCAGTATACAGTAGCGACCACTTGGGATTGAGTGGAGCAAAGAAAAGAGAGCTTACAATGATAAACAAAAAAAGAATTGAAGCTATTAACATGGCAATTGAAGCACTGGGAGGTAGAGAAGATGAAGCCTAAGAATGGTAACATGAGTGCATTTATTTACGGCAAGCCGATGGGTGGCAGCCGTTACGTTGGAAGCAAGAAGAAGCGTAAGACTACAAGGATTAACAAGAGTAAGAAGGTGGTTTCATGAACGAACAAGAAGCGATGGAAACATTGGAAAGATTATTTTCGGATTCAACTAATGAGGATTATCCTTTTACGGAATGTTTTGCAGAGGCTTTAGCTATCGCACTACAGGCTCTCGAGAAGCAGATACCTAAGAAGCCAACCTATGAGGGTGATGGATATGCCCCAGGCGGAACACTTGTGTATGACACATGGATTTGCCCTTGCTGTGGCAATAGATATGAGGTTGACTATGATGATTATGATTATTGCCCGAGCTGTGGTCAAAAATTAGATTTAGACAGGGATGAACAACCAGTAGCTTTTAGTATGGGAGCTAAACTTATTGATAATTTTGTGAATCCGTTTGAAATAAAGGCAGGTGGAAATTCTTGAATTATCAGAACATAGCAAGAGCCAAGGCAATAGAACAGGAGAATAAGAAAAGGCTGTTAAAGGTCAATCCTAAGCTTGACGAGAAGAGCGGCATCTATTTCTTGACAAGAGTTGACGAGAATTGCTTCAAGTACGCATACATCGGACAGGCGGTGCATATTCTTAGCCGATTAGCACAACATCTTGTGGCTTATCAGCGCATAGACCTCTCGCTCAAGAAGCATGGGCTATACGACTTCAAGAGCAATCCTTACGGGTGGAAGATAGGATTCTTGCATTATCCGACCGCCGAGCTTGACAAGTGGGAGCAGCATTACATTAAGGCATACGCTGATAACGGCTACCAGCTCAGGAACAAGACGAGCGGTAGCCAAGGCGAGGGCAAAGCACAGATTGACGATTACCACCCAGCTAAAGGTTACAGAGAGGGCATACAGCAAGGCAGAAAGGTGTTGGCAAGAGAATTATCCTCTATCGCAGAAAAGCACCTTATAATCCGCTTAAAGCCAGAAAAAGAGCACAACAAGGTGTCGCAGAAACAGTATGAGAAGTTTATGGATTTGTTGAAAGTGGGTGAAAGTGAATGAGTAATGGCAATAAAGAAAATGAGCAGTGCAAATGGTATGTTACTCATACACCTTACGGATTTCCAATTTATACCACAGAGTGCGGGAAAATGAGGCTTAATTGCTCAAAAAGGATATGATATTTACTGCAATGCTTGTGGTAGGAAAATTAAGATTGTTGATGATAAGAAAGTGGGTGAAAGTGAATGAGCGGAATTAAAGGCTATACAGCGGAAGAAATCGCACGAATTGCAAAGCAAAAACTTATTAGCGATTATGAATTTTGCAAGGGCAATTTAGCTAAAATCAGACAGCGCGAAAAAGAAATTGCAGATATAAGGCTTGATTACAATTCAAAAATAGCAAGGTACAGGATAGAAAGCGTAGACAGAGTTCTTGACTTCATAAGAAGTGAGTATAAGGCAGGTAGAATTTGCGACCTTGAAACATTATTATGCCATTGCCAAAACAAGCTGAACGGCAATATTGACGGAACAGAATTAGACCTTGATGAGCATTTAAGAGGTGTTCCTTTTAAGAAAGTGAGTGAGAGTAATGCTGATACCAACAGTTAAAGCCAAAGAGTTTGAAAAATTCGGATTTAAGAAATGCAAGGGCAAATATGGTAAGCAGGGATGTTACTATTTGTGCGTTGCTAGAGGGTGCAAAATGCTTTTTGTTAGCGATGTGTATTTCGACGTTATGGATTGGGCGAGAGGATGTATCGACCCAAGAATACATAAAGACGCTAATTGCAGATACAGAGACAACAGAACTTACCTTGATATTATCTACGAGTTAATCAAGGCAGATATGCTTAAAAGTGATTGTGTGAAAGTGGGTGAGAACTAATGAGCGGTGGCAGTTGGAACTATTTATATGCAGAAGAGATTGATGACCTCATGCAGTACAGAGACATTGAATTGCTGGAAAAAATGGCTGATTATCTCAATCAAAACGGATATGAAGATGTAGCAAAAGATACAAGGCGGTTAGTTGAATATATCAAATCAGCTAAAATAAGAGTGGAAACGCTCTTTGAAATGTTAAGCCCCGTTTTCAAAGCTGTTGAATGGTGTTGTAGTGGGGATTGGGGTAAGTATAGAGTTGACAAGGCAATAGAAGAATATAGGAATGGAAAGGGTGATTCAGAGTGAATTTGCTTGAATGTTATGTAACAAACATAACTCACGAAGAACCGATTGAAAAGAACGGAATGTTATTTTTCAAGGTTGTATGTGATGTTGATTGCTATGGTAACAAAAAGATTCAGACAGAAGTTTTGCTTTCAGAAGATGATTATGCGGAAGTGAAAAGCAAAGGCTATTATTTGACTTAAAAAATCAAAGAAAGGAATAGGTTGTCCGGACATAAAACCGAGGTTTCCTTTTGATGATGAATGAAAGAAATATGGAAAGACATTCCCAATGGAGAATGCTACGAAGTTTCAAACCTAGGGAATGTTCGTTCAAAAACAAGAAAGATATGGAATGGTAAAGGCTATTATATAAAACAAGGCTGTATATTAAAACAATCAGTAAGCAAGAAGGGATATAAAGTTATTACCAAAATCAGAGGATTACCTACCCAACAGGTGCATAGGTTAGTCGCTATGGCTTTTATAGATAATCCAAACAGAAAGCCGCAGATAAACCATATCAACGGAATCAAAACAGATAATAGGGTTGAGAACTTGGAGTGGTGTACAAATGCTGAAAATCAAATGCACGCATACAATACAGGGCTGAATAATAGGAGTAAATATCATTCAGGTAAACCTATGAAACCAGTATTAAAAATTGATATGAATACAGGAAAAATAATTAATAGGTACAATTCGGTAACAGCAGCTGCTAAAGAAAATGGTTTAAAAAGTCCATCGAATATCGGGGCGGTATGCAGAGGAATAAAGAAAAGCATAGGTGGTTTTTCATGGAAATATGAGGAGGTGGTGTAAATGCAGCAGATAACATTATTTGACATAATCAGAGAGCCCATATCAATAACAAAGCCAATTCGTCTTATAGAGTTATTTGCTGGCTGACAGGCTACGGCAGTCAGGCAATGGCACTAAAGAGAATAGGTGCGAAATTTGAGCATTACAGAGTTGTGGAGTTTGATAAGTACGCTATTGCAAGCTATAACGCAGTACATGGTACAGATTTTTCTACAATGGATATAACAAAGGTTCATGCAGAAGATTTGAATATCTGCGACACAAATGCATTCACTTACTTACTTACTTACTCATTTCCTTGTACGGATTTATCAGTTGCCGGAAAACAAGCAGGGATGTCTAAGGGCAGTGGCACAAGAAGCGGTCTGTTGTGGGAAGTTGAGAGAATACTAACAGAAATCAGAGATAGCAACGGAGAATTGCCACAGATTTTGTTCATGGAGAATGTGCCACAGGTCCATAGCCAAGACAATATGCCCGACTTTAGAAAGTGGTTAGACTTCCTTGAAAGTCTAGGTTACACAAATTACTATCAAGACTTAAATGCTAAAAACTATGGTGTAGCACAAAATCGTGAAAGATGTTTTATGTTTTCATTCCTGGGTGAGTACAATTACCATTTTCCACAGCCTATACCACTCAAAAAGAAGTTGAAAGACTATCTTGAGGATAATGTAGATGAAAAGTATTACATCAACAATGAAAAGGCTGACAAGCTGATAAAACAGCTTATTGACAATGGCACATTACCACAACACAATCTTGACAGACAGACAGACAGACAGACAGACAGACAGACAGACAGACAGACAGACAGACAGACAGACAGATTG